CTTTTTTTTTCGCAATAACGGTCACGTTTCGATTATTTCCTTCACTCAAAGAAACCAAGTCAATATGAACAGACACAATGACTTACAAGCCACAACCCGAAAAATCCACAGCCGAAACCACAAAACAAATTCCCATTCATTATCAATAAGTTAAAACGTTATACGTTAGTTTCGTTAGCAAAAAACAACAAATACTTTCTATAATATCTTATTCTCCCCTCTTCAACATCAAAAAAGGTAACGAAAGTAACGTAAAAGAATGTTACATCCTTGTAGCCAATAAGTTAAAAAGTGGCTCGGAAAAGGATTTTTTCGCCCCGCTTTCCCTGCAAGCCTATCCTCATATCGTTTTTCGATAATTACAGCAAAAAGAAAAAAAATAAAATAAAAAAAATATAGGGGGACAGGGTGGCCGCTCGTCGGCCCGGCCTTGCCCCCCCCCCTGGGGGCTTCTGGATCCGGATTTTTCCACAAGATCCGTAAAATAGTAACACACCCTTGTAAGGTGTGTTACACTTTTTGCAACTCGCTATAAATCAATATATTACAAAGAGCATATAAACTTTATGTGTTTTGTTTAATGTGCTGATAATCAGGATATTAAACTTTTGTTTATATTCCTGAATGTCAATCGCTTTCGATTTCAACTTTCGCTTTGCGGTATAATTCGCAATCTCGGCACTGCAAAGGAGTATAAAAGCGTTGTATTTCGCCGTTCTTGCCGTTCTCAGCCTCTTTCATCCTCTGAAGGTCTGATAACATCTTCAGCACGTCGAGCCTCGTTTTGCCGTCCTTTATCCGGTTGGCCTCGGCATTCAGGAAATTAAGAAATTGCTCCCTGTCTCTGAAATCAACCTCCAGCGGCTGCAAAAAGTCTATGCTGCCGGCCTTGCTGTTATCGCTTTCGCCTGTTGCGTCCAGTGCTCCAGATCTTAGGGCGGTGCTGGTGCTTTCATTCTGGTTGTCGCTTTCATTCAGCCTTTCCCAGAGGCTGCAAATTTCATCCTTGGATTTATTACGGAGAAAATCCGCTATAGCTTTATTTTCGCGATCTCTGAAAATTTTGTCAATGCGTTCAGCTTCTTCTTGATGGTATTTTTTCACGGCGGATCTGGATTTCCAGGAAACCGATTGCGAACTTCCACGATTTTTGACTTGAATTTTTGTTGCTCCATTTCTGGAGAGCAAGAAAATTTTATCCCAGTCCTCCGCCGTTTGGTCGCGTCCGTTAAATATTGCCGCCGTTATGATCGCTTTCTCGCGTTCTGTGATCTCTCGCTCTCTGCCAAGTGCTGCCATGTTTTTGCTGTTGTTTGTTTTTTTGTAATTGCAAAGATACGAAAATTGTGGAGAACCGGAGAACTGGAGAACCGGAGAACTGGAGAACTGGAGAACTGGAGAAAATAGTGTAAATAATTGAAACTAATTTCGTTAGTTCTTGTTTATTCCAAAAAAAAGAGTTATATTTGTAACTGTTAAGAGGAAGGGAGATGACAAGGGAAAGCCCCGGGCCTGCATCTCTCGACGTTAATCCGGGGCAACCAAAAATTTTGTAGTATGGCAAAGGTAGTAAATAATCCAACAATCAGCAAGGCCACTATATTCGTAGGCCTGAACGACAAAGAAAGCAAGCTCCAGGAGATCTCCACGCTTGACGCGGCGAAGTTCATCCAGCGCGAGATCGTCAAGGAGTTCGAGGGCGGCACGATAAGCGAGGCCACCGGGATTTACCGGCACCAGGACGGCACGGGCTTCGTGGTGGAGAATACTCTCAAAGTGGAAATCCTTTTCTTTGGAGCCTCCAGGGATCAAGCCCGTGAAGCTGTCATCCCGTTCATCAACCGGGTAAAGATTTTCCTGAACCAGGAAACCGTTGCCCTCCAGCTTGAGGAGATAGAGAGCGAACTGATCTAAGTGTAACCGGGCCGCTTCCGGGCGGCCCCTCAATCAAATGAACGATATGGAAAAGAAATATATAATCGGTATTTGGTGTGGTTGCGGCTACCTCCTTGACACGTTCGCGGTTTCGGCCTCCTGCGAGGAAGAAGCCCTTGAGATCCTTCTGTCGAAGTTGGAGAAAGACAATCGGACGGATTTGTATTTGACCGATGAGGAGTTGGGCGACGACTTTGACGAGGAAACGGATGAAAGCTATATTTACATAGATCCGACAATGAGCGACCCGAACGCTTTCCCGGCTTACATCCGGGCGGAGAATCTCAAAATCGTGGCGGCCTGATGAAATTCGCCGCACTCAGACAGAGCAAAGAGGGTGGCCATTAACTAAAAACCGAATAAAAATGATACGAAAAAGACACATAAAGAGGCTTTCGGAGATCGAAAGCGACGAGACACGCCAATATATGATATTTGAGCGCAAGCCGGGCAACCGCCAGTATAAGTTTATAGGCGGTAACATGATGACAGGCCACGAGGCTATGAACTTTTTTTGTATTTCAGCCTACAACGTGGAACGGGCCGCGGCTGACTACCAGGACGCCGGGGTCGAATTTGACGGCGGCAAGGCCTACCAGATCAGGAAGGCGGGGCGCGGCGTTGTGGTCGAATATCGCCACAAATAAAGAGACGGAACGGTAACAACTAAACGGATAAAGAAATGATACAGATGATAAACTACAGCGAAAGGGCGATAGCCCTGACGGGTGACACGAAAGAGTATAAGGCCGAATTGAAGGCCGCGGGCGGCAGCTTCAACGCGCGTTTGAGCTGCGGGGCGGGCTGGATATTCTCCAAGAGGAGGGAGGCCGAACTGGTCGCGCTTGTGGCGCGGCTGAACGGCTTGAACGGCCTGGACGGAACGGACGGCGGCAAGGCCGGAGATCAGGCCGGCAGAGCCCCGGAGGGGGCCGCGGTCTATGTCGGTACTTACGCCAAATATAACGCCGGCAGCCTTGCCGGGAAGTGGATGAGGCTGAACGACTACAAGGACAAGGCGGATTTCATCAAGGCCTGCAACGAGTTGCACAAGGACGAGGAGGACCCCGAATTGATGTTTCAGGACTGGGAGTACGTGCCAAGCTGGATGATCACCGATTCATCAATAGACGAAGCCGTATGGGGCTATAAGGAGCCGGAGGAGCCGAGGGCGAGGCAGACAAAGGCCGAGATCGAGGCTATATTGAAGGCTAACAATATAGATTACCCGGCGGCGAAGGACGTGGCGGCGGTGGTCGAGGCCGGGGGCCGTCTCTTCATCTTCGGGAAGCAGGAGATCAAAACAAAATTCTGCCACCCTGACGAGCCGGAGGACGAGGTGAAGGCGTGGTGGAAGGTCTGCAAGACGTGGGAGTATTTCCGCCGTGAGAATATGGAGGCGTTCGAGAACGAGTTCCGCGCGTCCGATCTGGTTGAGAATGCGGAGTCCCTCACCGTTTACCGGGCGTATGACGGCGAAAATAGATGGCGGTGGACCGACAGGCCGGAGAACCTCTGGAAAGGCACGGAGAACGCGCCTATGGACGCGGAGACCCGCCGTAAGTTGATCGAGGCCTACAAGGAGGTGCGGGCGGCCTTTGACAAGAGGCTGGCGGCCTGGTGGAAACGCTACGGGGCGGATCGCCTCCATTGCTGGACATACTGGCGGGACGCGTAGGCCGCCCGCCCTTGCAGTAGATCGTAATTCATTATCAACCATAAATTAAAAATCATCATTATGTTTGCAGTAAAATTTGAGAGGGACGGGCAGAACATCAAGAGGTATTACAACCATGAGGTATTCACCGACTCAAGGCACGAGACGAGGGAGGAGGCCGAGAAGGTAGTCCGGGGCTATTACCGGGACTTCGTGAACGACGGCCCCGACGGGCGCACACGGATAGAGGGAACGGACACCGATTTCACGGTGATTACGGACAACCCCGCCGCGAGGATAACGGGGACGCTTCATTTTTACATCGAGGAGGAGGGGAACGACTGATCCTCCATCACAGCCCCGGCCGGAGGACGGGAACGGCGGGCGACACGCCGCCGGGGCTCCATAATTTAAGTTTAATTTTTTTAGAACCCGGTGCCGCGCCGGGTGAACAAGGGCGGAAAGGTTATGAATGCTTACGAAAAATTCGACAACTATCTTTTCGAGACCGGCAACGGCTTCGAGATCATCGAGACAACATCCAGCCGCTCCGGCTACCCCGAGGGCCTCAAATGGGCTTTAACGGGCTTCGAGGACTGGGGCGAGGCCGCAATGGCCGCCAAGGACTTGGGCGGCGAGATCATCAGCCTCCGCCGCCGTGACGGGCAACAGCTCTGGAGCCGCGACGGCAAGGCCTTCGAGCCGTACACACGCACGCCGGAGAGCGATGACGAGGAAATCTGGCCGGGCGGAAAGCAGTCCGCCCGTGAGTACTGGGACAGCGAGAGCGTCGCCCTGGCAGATGCCCTCCAGCGCGGAGATCTTGACGCTGAGGGTTTGGCGGCCTGGTCCGGCAAGATCAGCAGGGCCAGCGAGGAGATAGCCGACGCGGACGAGGAGCAGGGCGTGATAACCCGCCGCGGCGAGTTCGTGGAGGTCATCGACCTCCGGCCAATGTCCTACCACGACGGCGACGTTACCGCCTACCAAATAGCCGTAATCATAGAGAGCCGTTAACTATGTGGATAGCCGACATATTGGTAGCCCTTCTGGGCCTTTACGGGGTCTTCGGCATCGCCGCCGGCATCTGGGGCATAAGGCACAGGCGCGGCGATGGCAACGGCGGGAACGCCTGAACGAGTTGAACGAGGTGGCGGCGGTTGAACGACCAGACCGCCGCCGAAAAAACAGGCTGCGCCAACGGCCACACGGGCAATTATATGTACAATCTTTTCGAGTGTGTGCGGAGGCACGCTGGCACCAAGGCGGCGGGTACCCTCCGCTATATGGACGAGGTCCATATTTCCGACTGGTCGGACCTGACGAGGGCGCGGCTGAACGAATTCCGGGAGGCGGCTGAACGAGATGTATGCGCGAGCACCGCGCGGGGCTACCTGACGCAGATCCGCGCAATCATAACGCGCTACCGTGACGAGGATGGCGTAAACGTCCCGATCAGTCAGGAGGCTATGAAAGAGCTGTGGAAGCGCGTCCGGCCTGACGACACGGTAAAGATAGCCCTGACGCGGAAGGAGCTGGACGCCGTGGAGGCGGTCAGGGTGCGGACGCTTGACACGGAGATAGCCCGGCGGGTCTTCATCGTCGGGGCATACACGGGGATGAGACTTTCGGACATCCTGACGGTCAGGCTGTCAAATATCAAGGGCGACGCGCTCACATACGTGTCGAAGAAGACCGGCACGGCGGCGACTGTGCCGCTGCGCCCGGCTGTCAGGGAGCACATCGAATGGCTCCAGGCGAGGGCGGAGGAGGCGCGGGGCCTCAGTCGAACGACCCTGAACCGGTCGATCAAGGCGGTGGCGGCAAGGGCCGGGCTGAACGACCTGGTAACAGTGACGCGCGGCGGCGTGACCAAGGAGGGCGAGAAGTGGCAGTTCGTGACGATGCACACCGCCCGCGTGACCTTCTGCACGAATATGGCGAAGCTGGGGGTATCCGTCTTCGACATAGCCAAGATGGCGGGCCACCACGGGATAAGGCAGACCCTGAAATATATCGTCGATTCGGAGCCGGAGCTGACGGCGCGGCAGCTGGCCTATTTCCGTGATTAGGCCGAACGACCTGAACGACCCGAACGAGGTGACGGCTGGCATTCCGGCTGAACGGCCAAGGCTGGGCGAACGACCTGGCGGCGGGTCTTGTAATCTCTTGCCACTCGGCGCCAAGGATAGGGCAAAAAAACGGGGGAAAATTGAATTTTCTTGCCACTTTTCTTGCCACTTTTGTTTAAGTAGCTGAATGTCAAAGGGGATAAAAGCCCGGCTTTGGGCACTGTTTTATCAAAAATCAAAGTGTTGATAATCAAGGTTTTTACTGATTATCAGACGATTGAAGAAAGAGGAAATTACTCAAATTTTCGAGTTTTTTCCTCTTTTTTGCGTTTTCTTGCCACTTTTCTTGCCACCCGGCTGGCAAGATTTCCGTTCTTTTTGCCTATATTTCGGAAGCGAAAGTAAAAGTATTTGAACCATGACTGTGAATTTTAATCTTGCGAGGCCGGCGGCGGACGTCTCCCCGATCCGGCTGGTGATAACCCACAGGGGCAAGGTGTACCGCAAATCCATAGGCCTGAGCGTCCGGACGGCGAGGTGGAACGCCCGGCGGCAGCTGTCCGGCGACCTGGCGGCGGACAGGCGGCTGAACGAGATACGTTCGGGCTTCGAGGAGAGGCTGGACGCGCTCTCCACCGACGCGGAGGTCAGGGCGGCCATCGCCGCCGTGCTTGGTGTTCCGGAGAAGGAGGAGGGCGGCGGCGCGCCGGGAATGTGGGAGTGGCTGGAGAGGTGGAGCCGGAGGCCGTGCGCCTCCATGCGCTTCCGCAGGGTGTCGGTCGAGAAGGCGCGGCGTCTGATGGAGCGCGACGGCGGCAGGTGGGAGGACGTGGACAGGGCGTGGGCGTGGCGGCTGTCCGAGCGGCTTGACGCGGAGGGGGTGTCGGCCAATTACAAGGCGAGCGTGACGGCGAGGCTCCGGACGGGGATGAAGGCGGCCTACGACTCGGGGGAGACCTCCTGCCAGGCCTACAGGGAGCTGCATCTCAAATGGGTCACCGCCGACACCACCTACCTGACGCGTGACGAGGTGGACACCCTCTGGGGCGCGCCCCTTGAAGGCCGGGACGCGATGGCGAGGGATCTCTTTATTTTGGGCGTGTACACGGCGGCGAGGTTCCAGAACTACTCCGCCCTGACCGAGGACAACATCCACGACGGCCTGATCGAGTTCGTGCAGCCGAAGACGGGCGGGCGCGTGCTGCTGCCCGTGTCCCCGAGGGTGTCGGAGGTGCTGGCGAGGCACGGGGGCGCGGCCCCGAAAATGGCGCAGCAGGAGCTCAACCGGAGGATCAAGGAGATATGCCGGGGGCTTGGGATGGACGGGCGCGTGGAGGTGGTGTCCAAGAGGGGCGGGCGCACCGAGGTCACGGGGCGGATGAAGTGGGAGATGGTGTCGGCGCACACGGCGAGGCGCACCGGGGCGACCCTGCTCTACCTGTCAGGTGTCCCGACGCGCCAGTGCATGATGCTGACCGGCCACACGACCGAGGAGAACTTCCGCAAGTACATCCGCGTCACCAAGGAGGAGAACGCCCGGATGCTTGCGGACAACCCGTTCTTCAAGTGACGGGCTACACTATTTCCGGCAATCAATAGTTACAGTGCCGCCATTGTTGAGGAACACATCGTTCACCTTGCGCTCGTTCTTGTAATGGATTTCAAGCTCCGCTTGCACCTGTGAATATGTGATGTCAGAAGCCAACGCCTTCTTTTTGACAATGATCAGACGCCCTATGGGTGTGACTGTGAACCTCCCGTCGCTGGTGTCGGTTGCCTTCTTGCCGAAGGCGTCGTACCTCTCATAGACGGTATCAAGCATGCCAATGAAATGGTCGGTCTCTGCAAAGAGTGCGGAAAATGGCTGGGGGACCGTGTCCTCCTTGCCGCACGATGCGACCGCAAGCGCAATACCACATAGCAACAATAATGTTGATATGCAGCGTGATATATGTCTCTTCATCTTGTTTTTTATTTAAGGTTCGTCATCTGTCACTATCGTAGCGGGAGGAGACGGTGTACGGCACATAAAAGCGGTACGGGGCCGCGAACTTGCCGACCTTGACCGTCACAGGGTCCGCTCTTTTGTTGCAAGGATCCTTGACCGTCACGCTCTCACTGGTGAATGACACAGGGGCGTTGAACAGAGAGCTGAGGTAGAAGTCCCCCTGCACCGATCTGGCGAGCTCGCCGCCGTCCGTGAGCCTGACGCGCACCGAGAACACGAGCGGGCTGTCCTTCTGGTCGAAGTTCAAGTCCCCGCCCTTCCTGTAAGAGGGGTTGCGGGCGTAGCCGCATTTGCGGTAAGGCGACTCCATAAGTTCGGGACCGCGCAGAGCGCGCCTGCATCCGGCCGGCACCCAGATGAGATTGTCGGCTGACGTGGACTCCGCCCGGTAGTCCTCCGTGAACCCGTTGGCCACGAGGAACGTCCTTGACAGGTCAACGGCCACGTCCTCGCCCGTCTTGTTGTCTATCACGATGTCCGCCCTGCCGAACGAGGACCAGAAGTCGAACGACACCTCCACGCCCCCGGACTCCACGCGGTGGATCCCGTCATCCGGTATGTCGCCGCGACTGTCGGAGACGGTCGCTATCTGTTGGAACGATGTGGCGCAGGAACACGCCAACGCGGCCAAGGCCGCGAGTGCAAGAATCTTTCTCATACGTTTATTTTGATAATGTTACTTGTTCTCCGCAATTTCGGCGAGTTCGGGGTGCCGCTCCAGATACGCGTCCCGGAGGCCGATGCTCATGAGCCTTATAAGAAGTCCCATGGTCAAGTCCACCTCCACCGCCTTGCCGTCATCTCCGGTCTTCCTCACGCGGCTCGGGCACGAATACAGGTAGTTCTTTACCGGGACGAACATAGGCCTGTGGATGTTCGACACAAGCACCTCGAAGGCGCGATCCTCCACGTCATACGCGGTCTCGGGGGATTTCTTCTCCATCTCTGACAAGAGGGCAGGCAGGTTGTCCTCCAACGCCTTCCTCGCCCCCGTCTCCTCGAATATCTCCAGCCCCGCCCTGTTCATCCGTCTCGGGCTGTGCTTCGGGGCGATCGTGTCGATCGTGCTTCCGTCGAACTTCATGAGCCACTTGCATACCTCGTCGAAGCGCTCGGACATGGCCATAAAGGATCTCTCGAAAGACAGTAGCCCTCCTATGTCCTTCCCGTGCTGCTCGCACGGGAGCCTGTCTATCCTCTCGCTCATCTTCGCGTCGCGTCTGTCGAGGTCCGCCTTGTCTGCCTTCTCCGCAAGCTTGGACTCGTGCGCCGCGCACGGCAGCGACTCTATCCTCTCGTTAAGCCTTGTCTCCTGCTCGGCGCATGACGGCTTGTCCGCCTTTCCGGCGAGGCTCGCCTCGTGTTCCTCGCAAGGAAGGGCCTTCACCTTACTGTTTATCACCTCCTGCCTGGAGTACCACCGGCAAACCATCCAGACCGCAAAGGCGGTGGCCACGACCGCGACAAACAGCGCGGCGAGCCACGGAGCGTTCTCCAGCAGGTATGTCGTTATCGATCCTCCCATATCATATATCTTTTCATTCCCGTTTCCTCCGCAAGATAGCCAATCCCGCGGTCATTTCCAAGGCCCGGACTCCGGCCTTTGCTATTTTGCCGATGTCGGCAAAATAGCGCGGAACACCGCCCGTGGCCGATTTTCAGTTCTTGTGTCCGCTCACGTCCCCGATGTTGGTCGTGTTCCCTCCGCCGTTTCGGGCCAGCTCCCTCATGGCGTTGTCTATCGTCCTCTGCTGGCTCTCGGCTATGTCCGTGAGCCGCCGCACCTCCATCTGGCTCTCCGCGAGCATCCTCTGGCAGACGGTCAGCTGCTCCCTCGTCCTGTCCCTGTCCGCCTTTATCGACATGACGCGCCCCGTCATCGCCTCAAGGCTCAGGCGGCAGAGGTCGCCCTGCGCGTCCGCCGTGTGGGACGTGCGCTCCACCGCCAGACACAGGGCGGCGGCCATCTCGTTGACTCTCGCCAGCCTGTCCTCGCTGGCCTCCTGTAATTTCCGGGACGCGTCGCCCCATCTCTCCATGAACACGTTCATCATCTCCGTGAGTTTGCTCTCGTTGGCCGTCATCCCCGTAGGGCCGTCGCCGTCGTCATCATTGTTAGGCATGATAATCAGTTTTAGCGTTATTTCCTCTCCCCCGGTCAGCCTTTGGCCGTGAGGTTCGTTATTATCCCCGTGAGGGTCTCTATTTGCTTGCACAACATCTTGTTTTGCTCCGCAAGCACTCGATTCTGTTCCTGCAAGGATGTAATCATCTTTGCCATAAAGTCGGCATCGCCCCCTCCGTGAACGGTGACAGGAGAGCCTGTCATTCCGCTCACATTTCCTATTGTGGTCATATTGCCTCCAACTGTTGGGATATTTGCTCCTTGCGATATTAGCATATTTCCCTCGCCTGTCAGCAGCCAAACTTTATCAACATCGGGAAATACTCTAAGAATAGCCGCAATCTTATCCTCTCCAATTCCCTTTACAATGTTGTTAATGAAGCCGTTAGACAAGCCGCACTTCCTCTCAAAAGAAGCCCTCGTGAGCCCCTTGATCTCAATTATGGCATCTATTCTATCCTTAATTGACATAATTTCAAATCTTTACGGTTTACCTACTCTAAATTTTGATAAAATTCTAAGAGGAATATTGCTATTCTTAGAATTTTACTCTACCTTTGTCCTCGGAAGTTGAAAACAAAGCCGCCTTCCCCGTAATCACTACGGAGCGACCCTTACAAGGGGTATCAAAGCGACGCTCCAAAGATACGCAAAAGGTTTGGAACAAACAAGCAATTTCCGAGGCCGAGCCTGACGGCCTATTCTCAGGCCTCCGTGTGGGGTGGGGTGATGGAATCCGGGTTCGAGATTCCACGGAAAAGCCCCCGGACGGCGGATGAGTCCGCCAGTCTCACGTATAAACCCGGCGCGCCCTCCGTCGTATAGGGATGGATGCCTCCGAAAGGAGGCTTACGAGAGGGAAGCGGGACCTGGCCGCGCATCCGTGAAAATACCACGAATGCGAGAAGAGAATCCAGGACTGTAACACGGCCAACGGGCGTTCCAAGCCGCCGGGGAGAACGTGGAGGACAGAGACCGACCGCAGGGATGCGGCGGGGAGACGCGGGGGAGGGACTTTCTTCATAGTCATCGCAGAGAACTTGTTTTATAGAAATTCCATGAATATTTTCAAGGCACACATCACCCTCCCCGCGCGCTCCCCTTATATCAGGAACCAAAATCAAGGAAAGATATGGAGCAAAGGAAATTCAGCGAGAGGGACTTCCCCGCACTCGTGGAGGCGAGGAGGTACACGGAACTGCTCCGGTCGATGGAGGCCGGAAGGGACGCGCTGCTGGCCTTCCCCGACGGGAGGTCGCTCGACTCGTTCAGGCAGACCGCCTACAGGGAGAACATGAGGGGCGACGGCCCCGTCTGCTACAAGCTGAAAATCAGCTGGTCGCAGAGGGTCATCAACGTCAAACCGGTCACAAGAGAGGAATATGAGCGGGAGAAGAGATCTGGCCTCGATACTTGAGGACATCGCCTCGGAGCTGAGGCGCGCCAACGACCTCGCCGAGGAGCGGATGAGGGACTCCGCGAAGGACGTCCTCTACACCCCGTCCGAGGCGGCGGAGTACATGGGCAAGACGGTCAGGACACTGGAAAACTACGTGTCCAAGGGCTTCCTCCATAAGGTGATACGCGGAGGCCGTCGGGGTTACCTCAAGTCCGAGATGGACAGGGTGATAGGATGCTGACAGAGAGACAGGGCGGCGGTGACGCTCCCCTCCACGGTTCAAATACCTTACTACTTTTGCCGGGGAGGCTTTGATTACGTTTCCGCCTCCCCTTTTTTTTACTGACAATCAAAAAAACAGATGGATATGAACGAGAACAAGAGGCTTTACCGCCGTAAGGACGGCGCGCTCGCGTCGATGTCCCTTGAGGGCGGCTGCTGGAGGCTCCGCACGGAGGACGGCAGGTTCACGGACTACAGGCTCGACGGCTACGACGAGATCCGCGACGAGGACGCGGCCAACGAGGAGATGGAGGTCCTCTCCTGCGACTACGCCATAATCAAGAGGCAGATATGGAACCTCGAGGGCAAGGTCAAGGGCGAGAGGGCGAGGGAGACGATGGCCAAGCGCGACGACGTGCTGGCCTCCCTGTACAAGAGGCTCGACACCGTGCTTTCAAGAATGAAGATGATCATCGAGGTCTTCTGGTAGGCCTCATAAAAAAAGGAGAATATGAAGAACATGATGATAAACGCCGTTGCCGGGCTGGTCGCCCTGTGCGGCCTGGTCATGCTGGTCGGCGACACGCCCGGAGCCAACGCCGCGACATTCGCGGCCGTGAAGATAAGCGGGGGCGCGCTGCTTTACATCGCCTACAAGGTCATGGGCCTTGCCCACCCGGAATGGGAGGAGGAAGAGGTATGAGAGACCGTTTCCACCACTTCCCGGAACCGCTGGAGAGCGAGTTCGACACCGAGGAGGAGTACAACGAGGCGCACGACCTCTGGGAGAGCGCGGAGTCCGCGTGGGAGGACGAGTACGTCGAGGCGCAGATGGCCAAAAGGCACGAAAACGAATGACAATCTGAAAAACAACTCATAATGGAAAACAACAGCAACGCAACAGTGCAGGGCAACGTCCCCGCCGTCTCACCGTTGAAGAGGTTCAACCAGGTGATCGTCAACGAGAGCACGCAGAAGTACCTCACGCAGGTCCTTGGGCGCAAGAAGGACCAGTTCGTCAACAACCTCACCGCGCTGGTGGCCAACGACGCTAACCTCCAGGGCTGCTCGCCGATGTCGCTCGTCTACGCGGGCATCAAGGCGACCGCCCTCGACTTCCCGCTGGACAACAACCTCGGCTTCGCCTACGTCATCCCCTACAACAACCGCAAGAAGGTCAACGGCGCGGACACCGTGGTCAAGGAGGCGCAGCTCCAGTGGGGCTACCGCGCCTTCGTGCAGCTCGCCATCAGGACGGGGCAGTTCAGGACCATCCACGTCACCGACGTGAGGGAGGGCGAGATAACGGGCTCAGACCTCCTCACGGGCGAGATGACCTTCCGCATGGCCATGGACAGGCTCTCCAAGGATGTCGTGGGCTACGTGGCCTACTTCGAGCTGACGAACGGGTTCCGCAAGTCGCTCTACATGACCGTGGACGAGCTCAGGGCCCACGCGCTCAGGTATTCCAAGACCTATTCCAGCAAGTACGAGGCCACGAGGAACAGCTCCAAGTGGAGCACGGACTTCGACGCGATGGCGAAGAAGACCGTGCTCAAGCTCCTGCTCAGCAAGTTCGCCCCGCTCTCGGTGGACATGAGGGAGGCCGTGAGGACGGATCAGGCCGTGTTCGGGGAGCAGGGCGAGCAGGACTACGCCGACGCGCCCGACGAGCAGGAGCAGGCGGAGGCCGCAGTGGAGGTCCGCAAGGAGGAGATGAGGCAGGCGGAGGCCGCGAGGCCCGAAATGCCGTAGCGCATGAACAGGTACGCGGAACTTGACAGCGAGGCCCTGAGGGCGCACCTGTCGGGCTATCTCGTTGACGGCTGGAGCTACTCCGGCGTGTCGGCGTTCGCGCGGAACGAGAAGGCCTTCGAGATGCAGTACGTCTACCGCGAGCGGGACCGCAGGTCGATAAGCTCCGTGGCGGGCAACGCCTACCACGAGGCCCTGAGGGACTTCTTCTCCGGCTGGAGTCCGGGGGCTGTCCCCGACCCCGTCACACTCACGTCGAGGGCCTACGAGTACCTCGACTCCGTCCCGTCCAACGACTGGAAGGTCACGGACAGGTTCCCGACCGCCGAGGCCGCGAGGGCGGAGGCCGGGAGGATGGCGAACAACCTCGTGGCCGCCTTCTGCGCGGAGTCCGGGGTGTACACCGACGGGATGGCCGAGGTCCTCTACGTGGAGACGAGGTTCGAGGAGTGGGTGACGGTCAACGGGGTTGACATACCCCTTCCGCTCCACGCCGTGATAGACCTCGCCGCGCGGATGGAGGACGGGCGCGTCGTGCTGATCGACCACAAGTCAGTGTCGGCCTATACCCCGACCGACGAGGTGGCCCTCGTGAGGGGGCAGCAGGCCGTCGCCTACGTCGCCGCAGTGGAGACGCACGAGCCGTCCCTGAGAATCGCGGAGGCGTGGTTCGTGGAGAACAAGGTGTCCAGGAACAAGGACGGCTCGCCGCAGCTCAGGAAGCAGGTGGTCATTATGGACGAGGACTCCAGAAGGCTGCACGAGGCCCTCCTCTACGAGCCGCTCAGGCGGATGTGCCAGGCGGTCGGGGACCCCGACTACATCTACACCGTCAACACGTCCGACAACTTCGTGGACAGGGCGGCTGTGTACGACTTCTGGGCGAGGACGATGGTGGCCGAGGTGGACGACTTCCCCGGGGTGCCTGAGGGCAAGCGCGGGCTTGTGGCCAAGAGGCTCAGGAAGATCAGGGACTCCTCCGTGGGGAGCGTGTCCCCGAAGGTTATAACCAAGTTCCGGAAGGAGGCCGCGTCCTTCATCCGGATGGACTATTCAAACAGTGACATGACAAACGAAGAGAAGATAGAGCACGTCCTCAGGACGCACAACATACAGGTGCGCGTGGCGCACCACATAGACGGGTTCAGCTGCGACACCTACCTGTGCGAGCTTGCCCAGGGGGTGAGCGTCGCATCCGTCCTTTCGCACAGGATGGACGTGGCCTACGCCCTTGACGCGCCGACCGTCCGCATCCCGTCCGACCTCGCCGTCTACGAGGGCAGGTCCTACGTGGCCGTGGAGGTCAACAAGAAGAGGGAGAGGACGCTCCTCTGGGACGCCGGCGCGCTCAGAGGACACCGCATCCCCCTCGGAGTGGACAACTACGGCCGGACGGTCGTCTGGGACCTCGACAACCACTCTACCCCGCACCTGCTGGTGTGCGGATCCACAGGCTCCGGCAAGTCGGTCGAGCTCATCAGCATACTGGCCTACGCGAGGGAGGCCGGTGTGGAGGACATCATCATCTTCGACCCCAAGTACGAGTTCGCCTCTATCGACTGCGGAGGGGCTCAGGTCTACAGCGACGTGTCCGACATCGAGAACGTGCTTGCCGGCCTCGTTGACGTGATGAACGAGAGGGTGAGGAGCAGGACGAGGAGGCTGACCCTCGTGATCTTCGACGAGTTCGCGGACGCGGTTGACCAGTCGAGGACCCCGAAGCAGCTCGAAGAAGGAGAGAAGACCCTGATGGACAACCTCAAGATGCTGCTCCAGAAAGGCAGGTCCTGCGGCATGCGCTTCTGCGTCGCCACGCAGAGAGCGTCCACCAAGGTCATCACGGGCGACATCAAGGTCAACATCCCGGTGCAGGTCTGCTTCCGCGTCCCGAAGGCCGTGGACAGCAAGGTCGTCCTTGACGAGGAGGGGGCGCAGTCCCTCGGTGGACAGGGGGACGGACTCATCAAGTCTCCCGAATACCAGGACAGGCTCGTGAGGTTCCAGGGTTACTTCAAATCCTGACCATGTACGGGATAAGCGACAGGCACAGGAAAGAGATCATGGAGATGCTCTCTTTCCTCGCGGCCCTGGCGGCGAGCGACAGGCGGCTCGCCAATCTTTGCCGACGCGCCCGTCTCCTCATCGGTGTTCTCGGGCGTAAGAAGCCGATAACCAAAGACAACGACAACAACATCTGAAAATGGATTACAACAGAAAGATAGCGGAGGAGCTCCGGGCGATAGCCCGCCTCCTCATCGTCGCGATATGCGAGAGCAGCGACAACGACTACGACCCGAAAATGCTGGAGGACTACGCCTACGGGGGTGACGACACTTTGAAAACTGACCAATAATGGAAGATAAGAAACCGTTCATCGTCATCCTCGACTGGATGTATGACCTTGGACTGACATCGAGCGAAGTCCTCGCCGTTGCGATAATCAACGGCTACACGCAGGACGGGACACACACCTGCCACGTTAGCCTCTCCTACTTCGAGAGGCGATGCTGTCTTAGCAAGCAGGGGGTGATAGACCTCCTGAAAAGGCTTGAGGCGAAGGGGGTCATCAAGGCGGAGAGGCAGAGCGGGAGGGCGACGGAGTACACCCTCAATGTAAGCGAGGAGGGGGTCAAGAAACTTGACGGGTCAAGAAACTTGACGGGTCAAGAAACTACTCAAGAGGGGTCAAGTTTCTTTACCCCTCTTTCTTCCCCCCACACCCCCTATCTTTCTTCTTATAACAAAGATAAGAAAGAGAAAATCGCGCATACGCGCGAAGGAGCCGCTGGCTCCACCTCCCCCGCCACAGAGAAAGAGGGACAGAACGAAGCGACACTCTTCGGCACCGAGAAACAGGCATCCGTCGGAGACGGTGCCCCTCAAAGCCAAGGAAAGAAAAAAAGGCAAAAGTCCTGCGCCGCGCCGTTCGTCCCGCCGACCCTCGCCGAGGTCAGGGACTACATCGAGAACGTGAGGAGGTCGCCGATAGACCCGGTGGCATTCTTCGCCCACTACGAGAACAACGACTGGCGGCTGAGCAGCGGCAGGAGGATGAAGGACTGGAGGCTGGCCGTGGTCACATGGGAGAGGAGGGACAGGAATGGCTGGAGCAGGTGACAGTTTCCCGAGGCTCTCCGACGAGAGGATCGAGGCCTTGCTGGTGTGGGACATCCTCGCCAGCCCAGAGGTCATAGACGAGGCCCGCAGGGTCGCCCGCCCCGACATGTTCACCAACAGGCATCTGAGGGAGGCGTTCGGGGCCGTGTGCTCAAGGTGGGACTCCGGCGAGCCGGTGGACGCCTCCGTCCTGATGTCCGTGGCGGACTCCGACGCTGTCAGGCTGCTTGCGGCCCACACGGGGAGCGGCGGCGGCATCGTGGAGACGCTGAACCACGCGAGGCTGCTGAGGCAGATTTGGGTGGCGCGGATGGCTTGGAACTTCGGCGACCGCCTGATGCGCTCCGCCTCCGAGGTGTCGATGATGCCCGAGGGGGTGATGTCCGAGGCGAGGGCGTTCTGCGAGACGCTGGAGTCGGCGTGCGGCGCAGCCTCGGAGAGGACGATAGCCCAGGCCGCGGACGAGCTGGCGGGGTCGCTCAGGCAGACGTATGAGACGAGGGCCCGCGGAGGCCTGACCGCCGTGCCCACGTTCATCCCCACCATCGACGGGTGGTTCCTCGGCGGATGCAAGGGGGGAGACCTGATCACGCTGGCGGCGAGGCCGGGTATAGGCAAGACATCGCTGATGCTGGCGATGCTGGCGAGGCAGACGGAGGCTGGCATCCCCGGCAAGATCTGGTCCCTGGAGATGGGGCACAGGGAGCTGGCCAAGAAGGTAATGTACGCCCTCGGGGGGCTGAGGCCGGGCGAGAGCCTGACGGGGCGCGTCGACTGGGACGGGGCGTGGAGGGAGGCGCGGGCGAGGCTCGAACACTGGGGGCTCTACATCGAGGACCGGACGTTCGGCCTTGACGAGATAGTCTCCGACATCACGGTGAGCAGGCAGCAGGGCAGATGCTCCGTGGCCTACATCGACTACCTCCAGCTCATCTCCACTCCGGACGGCAGGAACGAGACCGAGGACAGGCGGATAGGGACGATCACGAGGCGGCTGAAGCTGCTGGCCAAGTCACTGGACATCCCGATCGTGCTTCTCGCGCAGCTCAACCGCGACAACGTGAGGAACGACAGGGACCCGGAGCTGCACGACCTCCGCGGCTCAGGCTCCATCGAGCAGGACTCCGACAGGGTGGTGTTCCTCTCCCCGAAGACGTCCTACGACGGGGCGCGGCTCGTCAAGGTGATCAACGGCAAGAACCGGGACGGCGGCCACGCGGGTGAGTCCGTCCTCCTCAGGCCGAACGCCACCTACTCCGAGTTCGAGGAGGTGACGCAGGACGCGCCCGCCTCGATATTCCCCGACACCGCGAAGACAGAGGCTGAGGAGGAGGGTGAGGTGGCGCACAGGGACCCTTACTTCGACCTCGGTTGATGGAGGACAGGGTTTATTCCGAGATCCTCCGCAGGACGGAGGAGCGGAGAGGGGCGAACGTCATCCCCCGCCACACGACCCTGCTCGGCCTGAGGCGCTGGGCATATTCCGAGGGCATCCCCGAGGACACACTCCTCCGGTCGCTCTCGGAGCTCAGGAAGCGGGGGCGGATTGAGGTGGGGAGGACCCTGAATGACTGGTGGATCCGTCCGGTTGAGGAGAGCGAGGAGAAATAAGGCGATTTGGCGGCGTTTTTCGGGTTGAGGTGAGGAAAGCCTTGTTTTGCGGACGAAAGTCGGCGAGAGGGCGAGAAAACTGGCAAAGAATGGAAATTACAGGATGAGTTTTGAATGAAAACCCGCCGCCGCGTGGGTCTTATCGCGGCGAATTAGTCATTAGTGTTATTGATTATGTGGTTACACTCCGACGGCCAGCGGCGAACGCTCGCCCGAGGGACTTCCCGAAGGCCGGAATAAGGATGCTTCCGGCACGATGAGCGAGGACGCCCAAAACACACCTCGTTCAAAGCGTAGGACGGCAGGACGGTTCGAGTCCGTCCCGGGGAGCCACACTCAAAGTCTTGGCAGACTTAGGAAAAGCCTCGCAAGCAGGCCAAGGTAGCCCAGGAGTTACCTTCCAACCCAAGTAGCGGCGTGAGCCGCGAAAAGCCCGGAGAGAAAGCGTCCACGGGGACGCGGGAATACGTAGCGATGCTAAAAACACAAATTGATGATTTTGACAAAAGGCGGTTCGACTCCGCGCTCCGGGCCAAGTTTATTACTGATTGTTTAACTTTTAATAATTCAAAAATGATGGAAAATTACATCGGAAAAAAGTGCATCGTGAGATGCTATGGCGCCGGGGTCTTCTTCGGCGAGGTCAAAGAGGTGAGCAGTGATGCAAACGGGCTGAACGTCCGTCTTGGCAACGCCCGCAAGGTGTGGTACTGGGACGGCGCCGCCGCCGTGGAGCAGCTTTCGCAGGAAGGCTGCAACGACAGCAGCAAGATCACGGTGGCCGTGCCTGAGCTGGTAGTCGCCAACGCTGTCCAGATCATACCTTGCTCTGACAAGGCAATAGCTAACATCGAGGCGAAGAAGAACATAAACGCGCTTCTGAAAGGCCTTGAGGTGGCCTTTGACGAGACGTTCAATTACGCCATGTGCCGCGTGCCTGAGGGCATGGCGGAGCGCACGGAGGCGTTGCAGTCCTACGCCGACGACATCGTGCGTCTGCTGATACTGTGCTATTCGAGGGTTGACGGTGATCCGCAGGGCAACGACAAGCGTCAGAGGGTGCACAGGGCGATAGCGAACTTCAAGGCCGTGCCTGGGTTCGACGCGGAGGCTCTCATCAGGTTCTTCAAGATGAGGTAGTATGGGCGGAGTGAAAGGATATGGAGACATGACCGGACAGAGGTTCGGGAAATGGACGGTGCTGGGGATGACGTCCAGAACATCAACGGACGGGCACAAGAGAACGGCGTGCCTTTGCCGCTGCGACTGCGGGACCGAAAGGGTTGTTTACGCCCAGAGCCTAAGGGGCGGCCTGACCAAGAGCTGCGGATGTGCCAAGCCGGTGCCGTCTGCGGGTAGGAGGCCGAAGGCGGAGAAGACCGGGGCGCAGTCGGACCCGGTCGGGGATGACTGGATGTTCGGGAAGATGGGCTCCAAGGGTTTGTTTGCAAGAAGGAGGTAGGCATATGGCTGATGAGATAAAGCAACTGGATCTCTTCGGCGAGGAGGTCAGGCCGAAGGCCAAGTATGTTCAGGGGCAGGTCGGCAAGGATGATTACGGCGAGTTCACGGAGAAGTTCAGGGCGAAACTGACCACGGACGACTGCTACACGCCCGTTGAGGTGTACGAGGCCGTCCTTGGATGGTTGAGGGAGAAGGTGGACATTGAAGGCTGTAACATCGTTCGGCCATTCTGGCCGGGCGGCGACTATGAGGCCTATGACTACAAGGAGGATGATGTCGTGGTTGACAACCCGCCGTTCAGCATCCTCGCCGGGATATTGAGATTCTATCAGGGCAGGGGGATCCGCTTCTTCCTGTTCGGGCCGCAGCTGACGCTCTTTTCTTCTTCTTCTTCTTCTTCTTCTTCTCTGACCTACATCCCTTGCGCCTGTCCGGTCGAGTATGCCAACGGGGCGAAGGTCAGCACCGGATTCATCTGCAACCTCTTCGGGGACGTGCTCGCGATGTCCGCGCCCGACCTCAGGAAAAGGATAAAGGAGGCGCAGGAGAAGGCGAAAGGCGATGGTTCGGTGTCCTTGCCGCGCTACGAGTACCCTCCAGAGGTGCTCACTTCCTCGATGCTGGGCTACCTGTCCACGCACGGGGTGGAGTTCAAGGTTATGAGGGACGAGGTGTCGCCGGTGCCGCTGTCCGCGCTCGCGTCGCAGAAGGCCGTCGGCAAATCGATATTTGGCAAAGGATGGCTGATCTCGGAGAAGAAGGCTGCGGAGAAGAAGGCTGCGGAGAAGATCATCGTCTGGGAGCTGAGCGAAGCCGAGAGGGAAGCCGTCAGAAGGATTTCTTTGGACAAAAAAAACGTATAGGATTATGGATATAGCAGATTTAATCGGAATTATAGTTCTGATATTCACGCCGATCGTGGCCGTTGGCACGGTGCAGATGCTTGTCGATCACAGGGAGCGGAAACAGAAGGTAAAGGAGGAGCTCGACAAGATGTGGAACCGCATTGAGTGGCTCTGCAGGGATGTGGACGACCGCCTCTCGGTTGACCGTCTGGAACTCCAGCAGAAATCCAAGCAGGTGCGCAACCTGTGGAAGCGGCTGCGCCACGTGGAGGAGGATCTCTACATCGAGCCGTCAGACGCGTTCAAGGAGAAGGAGGAGGACGGGGAATGAATATGACTACGAGAAGGTTGGTTTACGACAAATATGGAGGACGCTGCGCGTACTGCGGTAAGGAGTTGAGGTTTGAGGACATGCAGGTCGATCACATTGTCCCGGTCTGGAGAGGCAGGGATCACGAGACACTTTCAAAGATGGTGGCCATCGGTGATGATTCAGTCGAAAATCTCAATCCGTCATGCAGGGCGTGCAATTTCAGAAAGGGGACGAACTCGGTAGAGGATTTCAGAAGGATCCTCAGGGAACAGTGCCAAGGGATAATGAAGCGGTCTTTCCAGGTAAGGCAGAGCCTTGATTTCGGACTGCTTGAATGGCACGACATGGATGTGGTGTTTTTCTTTGAGAGTTATGGTCAAGGCGAGGGTCAGGTATAAGGCGAGGGTTGGCTACACGGTGGAGTGCCAGAGGGCGAAGTACAAGCACTGGCACCTGATAGGCACCCACAGGGAGACCGACATCGAGTTCAGGAGGGCGCTGGGGGACGGCTCGGTTCAGTGGCTCAGGAAGGTGTTCGAGCCGGAGTTTATGTTTTGAAAGATTAAGGATTACAATTTAACTAAGTTTTAAGATGAGACGTACAAACCAATCAATCAAGGTCAGAATTGTAGAAGAGGACTATTCTGTCACGGGCAATACGACTGAATGCCGTATGCGCATACGCACGCAGATAACCCCAAGTTGGTATCACGAGTATTATGCTATAGGCCGGGCTAAGTGTGACCCTAATGATATTTATGACGAATCCACGGGCAGAAAGATAGCCAAGGCCAGGGCTGTGACAAAAGCATACAAGGAGGCTTACAGATGCGCCACAAAGTATTTCAGGAGGCAGCTTATGTATATCGACTCCTACAACCGCTTCCAGCTCAAGGTATCGGATGTGATCAACGGGAACCAAAAGTATCTGGAGAGAATGTTGAGACTTAATCAAGCAAAACAGGTTATGAAGCAAAAAGAGCATCATGATTTGAAGATCAGTCCCAAATATTACAGGGATATAGAAAGTAATGGAAAACGCTTTGAAGTACGGTTCAATGACCGAGACTTCAAGGTAGGAGATATCTTGAATCTTCGCGAGTGGGCAGGAGGAGAGTATACTGGAAGAAAAATTACTTGCGAGGTTAAGTATATCTTGGATAATCCGGACTATTGCAAGGACGGTTATGTTATTATGCAAATTGATGTCATATCTATCAGTCGGTAATTAAAATGATTAATTATGGCATGGATAGCAAGAGATTTATCAGAAGATTTATATGTCTATGATTCAAAACCTGTTAGAGACGATGAATTTTACGGGTGGATTATCCCGGATGCTTTCAGATATGAAATATTTGACTTTAATAGGGTTGAACTTCCTTCTGACGCTGATGAAAAGCTAATTGGAAGGCATATCACTTGGGAAGACAATCCTGTAGAATTGAAATAGTTATGTTTATATTAATTCTATTCATAGCCGTCTACTTCATTGCCGGCTCGATTATCATGTGCCTTTTGGAGCGATGGGAGCGTTCGGTGATGAAAATTGATGGATATAATGGCTTTGAAGGAGTTTTCATTGACAAGGAAAAGGGTAGCCGCGAATGCAAGGTAAAGTATGACAGCATCATCGGGATGATAATTGTCTGGCCTCTCGTTATATTATCTTTGATTGTTTTTCTCATTTATAAGCTAATCAGAAAATTGTGTGGAATATGACAAATCTCGAACAAACATTTTTGGAATCAGCGACAAGATATTTCCGTGAAGCCCAATCAAAGGAAATCGACTGGGAGCAGCGCAGGTATGAAATAGCAAAAGATGCGCTCGCAGCCTTACTCTCAAATCCTACAATAGGAGGAGTGTATGCTTCCTATTCAAAGGTTGCAGTTGATTACGCTGATGCTCTTATTGAGGAACTTAAAAAGAAATAGTTATGACAATTGAGGAAAAAGCAAAAAGCTATGCAGGCTATGATGTAATGCCTACACCAGATATAGTCACTGAGGTAAGGATGGCCAACATACGCGATGCTTTCAAAGCAGGTGCTGAATGGATGCTTGAAAAAGCCTGTGAATATATAAGGAGTCAATATCCAGTTCACTACCAAGAATGGTATGAGTTAGCTGAAGAACGTGTTAAACAATTCAAGAAAGCAATGGAAGAATAAATTATGACAATTGAAGAAAAATCTATAGATTTTGTTAGCGGTATTATCGACCATAAAATTGCTACTTTAGAAAGAGTTAGTTTTACTTGCGGCGCACAGTGGATGCAATCCGAATTGATAGAAAAAGCCGTCGAGTGGTTCAAGCATCAAAAGGAAGAGATAGGAATATCTTGGTTTGATGACTTTGAGATTAGATTCAGAAAAGCAATGAAGGACTAATTTAGCTCAAGAAGATGATTTTCAGACACGAATTTGGTAAAGGAGAATGGAATTTACCGGAAATCCTCAACTACGAGGAATATAGGTACAATAAGTCATGTGCATGTGATAACTGTAACTACCATTTTACACATCGATCAGCATATCGAGAAGGTATTGTGGGATATTGTGTTACTGAAAATGGGTATTTTCTGTGTTTTGAATGTCCTGGTTGTGGATCAAAATACAGGTATCACTATTCGAGTAACGGAGAAAAATATGGAAATTTTGAGGAATGGAAAAAAGATGTAGCCCGTGCACTATTTCTCGAAGGATACGAACAATTCAAAGTGCAGCAATAAAATAAGAAATAAAAATCATTATGAACGATAAACTAAAAGAGCTAATTCAACCTTATTGGGTTGAAGAACAACAAGGAGTATATATTCCATTGATTGACAAGGTGTTGCTCAAGGATAATGTTCCTGCAATGTCATATTACGATTATATGAAATACGCAAAAACCAATGGAGTTCAAATCGCAACAAGAGACGAGCTATTGCAGATGTATCTCCAGAAAGATGAGATTAATAAAATATTAAAAGAACATAATGGTGATATGCTTGATACTTGGTTTGGTTCTTCGTTGGAGTATAATTCACTTTACGTGCGGTTCGTCCACTTTAGCACCGGTAGTTGTGGCGTCGCAAGCAAGCATTATCTTTCTGTCAGCAGGGCGGTCGTAGATTTGAAAAATTAAAAAAATAGATAATATGAAACAGTTCACTGTAGAAGAATATAAGAAGAATCCAAGCCGTAAAGTTATTACTCGTGACGGCAGGAGTGTGAGAATTGTCTGTACCGATGTTATGGGAGCCATTTACCCGGTTCTTGCTGTTTATAAGAAGGATCCTACTCATGAAAGTTGGAATTCTTATACGACTGATGGAAAACTTTACACAGTGGGAGACACAGATAGCGATTTATTCTTTGCTCCGGAAAACATGAGGGTTGGATTAATCTGGCAATAGACTCAAGCGGAGAAATCTTTGTAGCAACAAACCATCCTCACAAGGACGAGAAAACTGCTAAATTGGCAGTATCTGATAAATCAAATGTTGTGGCCACCTGCAAAATAACCTGGGAGGAATAATCATGAAAGTTTCTGAACTACAAATCGGCGACTGGGTGAAAATATCGCGCCATGAAAAAGTGGTGGGAATACAGAACATTTCTGTTGCCTCGCCGGATCATTATAATATAACGACCAAATTAGCGGGAGAATCCTATCACAGAAAAGAAGATGAAGTGGAGTCTATCCCTCTGACAAGAGAGATAATGGATGCGAATCTGGACGGGCCGGACGGCTGGAAGTATGACGGAATCAGGTACACCTGGGCCAACACTTTCTCGAAAAGCGCCCACCTTCATGCTGTGTACATTGAGTTCGTCATGGATCAAGCTATACTTTGCGTCTATGAGCGGAAGTCCACGATGTCTCATTCGCAGGAACCGCGCATTTTGGGAATGAAAATATCCTATGTCCACGAGTTGCAGCGCGCCCTGCGCTTGGCCGGGCTGAACGGGCTGGCCAATAATTTTAAAGTATAACATTATGGAAGAAAAGCTACAGAAGGCCCTTGTGGATATCGCATTAAAAGTCTGCGAGGCAAAGAAAAGTCCGTTCTGCGACAGGTACATCATAACAAGCCTGACAGAACTGCTGAGACATTTCAAGGATAACGGCATGTTGAAAGAAGCCCTCGTGTCCGGAATCAAGAGCGTGAGTGTGCCTGACGGTGTGCTCGGGATGTTTAATAAATTCATGAAAGAAGACGTTAAATTCCCGAAGCCAACGGATGAGGAGATAGAGCGGATGGCGGACAGGTTCATCACCGATGTGTTTGAATAGGTGTTTATGAGACGTTCAAAATTAGTGGAGGTGATTCCGTTTGACGCTCCATCAGAGTGCCCATACAACTGCGTGGGTTGCGAGCATCTGAGGGGCGTCGTCTATTACGGCAACGATGATGTCGAGGTCGAGTGCGACCTGGACGAGGAGGAAGGGCAATGACGGAAGATTACACTGACGTATATCACGATGATAACGGAACCGTAATACCAGAAGAGTCTTTCGCGCCAACAACCGAAGGTAGTAAGATACTACTAAGCGGCTCTGTTGAGGATTCTCCGAGCTTTGCAAAATTGCTTAATGGCGAAAAACAAAAGCATGCTGGGCTATCCAAATCTTTAGAGGAATTGTTAGGTGTTCCTGTTACTGTGTGGGTAAGTTTACGTACAGTTGACGAATTAAACAAGGATTGAATATGACCAACGAAGAATTTAAGAAAATCCCGTTCAAATATGACGGTGACGGGAATCCGGTAACATTCGGTGAAGCCGGGACGTTTTTCACAAGGGAAGAGCGCAGGAAAATCAAAAGGCTCATCGAAAGAGGATATTCGGTGAGCGAGGCAATGAATAAAACCATCTGATTATGAAATTTGAAATACCAGCAACATTCACGCTCGGCGGTGTGGAGCACGTTGTCGAGATTCAGCAGGTGGTAGGGTATGAACAAGATTTTGGGCAATACGATCCTGCCAGGAAGGTTATACAAATAGCCCTGACAAGCAGGGGCCGGGTCTTGCCGCAGTCATTTCAGCAGCAGACCTTCCTTCACGAGCTTGTCCATGCCATACTGAACACGATGCGAAAGGATGACTTATATGATGACGAGTCTTTCGTCAATACTTTCGCTTCCTTTCTCAACGAGGCTATCAACACGATGGAATAGGCTATGACGGTTAAAGAACTGATAGAAGCCCTCTATCGGATGCCGCAGGATAGCGAGGTGGTGATGTTCGATGGCCAGAACAGGTACACCCCGCGCAAGGTCTATGTGGCCGACGGGGGAGGTGATGGTATCAAGTGGAGCGTTGTGATTGATTAAAAAGAGCGGAGCAATGAATGATAGTATAAATTCTCACAAGATATTGCAGCCCGGCGACCGATTTGGCCATTGGACGGTGCTTGGGTACATAGGCCTGCGCAAGGCGAGTTCGAATACGAGGAACCGCCTCCGTATGTACCGTTGCCGTTGCGACTGCGGAAGGGAGCGTGATGTCAGGGGAACAGACCTCACGAGAGGCGTGTCCCCGTCCTGCGGATGTCGCAGATGGGAGGGCAGGAGAGAAATCAGAGACGAGAGATTCAAGGCAGTCACGAACCGAGTCCCGAAACCCTACGTCCCTGAGCACCCCGAGTTGTTCACCGATGACTGGATGTTCGGAGACAGACAGGCACCGTTTGCCTAAATGGCTGGCGATGAAACGGTGCGGACACTGCGGGCGGACACTCCCGGAGACGGAGTTCACCCGAGACAGGTCGAGGAAGGACGGTCTTGACTGCTATTGCCGGGTTTGCCGGAAGGAGAGCAACATGAGGTACACCGAGGCCGGGCAGGAGAGGCCTGCCGAAAGGATGCGGACAGACCGGGAATACAGGGAGCGGGTTTTGAGTTATTACAGAAAGTACAATGCGAAACATAAGGAAAATGGTTGATGATCTGTCCTTGGACTTGGCCGAGGAAGGGGTGCCGTGCCTGTTCTTTCACGGCAAAGGCGATGATGCGGCAGTCACCGGACACTGCTCTGCGAAAGATATCGGGTTTTGGTTGGAATCGATGGCCAGGCATGACCGCAGGTTCGCAAATGTCCTCAAGAAGGTGGTTGAAAAAATATGATTGCATGGATACTGTTTACATAGCCATAGACCCCGGCTCGAAGGGGTGTATCACGATGCTCGACCCTGAGGGGAGGATGGAACACCACTTTATTGCCTACGAGGACAAGAAGGACATCCTCGATGCAATCAGAAGGGTCAAGAAGGCTTACCCCCTCTGCCGCATTGTAGCCGTGATGGAGGAGGTTCACGCTGTGTTCGGCTCCTCCGCTAAGGGAACGTTCGCCTTCGGGGAGATTTTCGGCTTCCTGAAAGGGATGATATTCGCATGCGGCATACCTCTGAACCTCGTCCCCCCAAAGGAGTGGCAGAAGGAGATATGGAGGCCGTGCGACAGGATATACAAGGCCACTGACGGAATAAGAAAGGCCATAGACACCAAGGCCACCTCCATAACAGCGGCCAGAAGGATATTCCCCGACCACGACCTGCGGAGGACACCCTCCTGCAAGAACCCTGACGACAACCTGTGCGACTCCATGCTGATAGCCGAGTACGCGAGAAGAAAGAATCTTTGAAAAGAGGGACGGAATCCGCATAAGATTCTGCCCCTCTTTCTTTTTGTCATTCGCCGCATCGCGAGCAGAGGTACATCCTCGCCACCGGATAGGTCTTCCTCCCGATCTCACCCGCGAGGTATTGCAGCTCCTCCCCGAACGGGTCGATGCCCAGAGCCTCGGCAATGTGCATCGTGACGTGCCCCTTCTCATGGTCGTAGGTGTTCTGGAACTCGAACACCGATGTCGCCCTGCCTATCACGCAGACGGAAGACCTGGACCTGTAGGACGAGGCCGTGAGGCCGGAGTCCGGTCTGATGCCGGAAAGGATCCGCTCTGCGGCCCCGATTTTTTCAAGAGAGATCCCGGCCTCGTCCATAAGGTCAAGGATGGCGTCCGTGTCTCCGGCGACGGCATCATAGCAGAACACCACGTCCCACCGCCAACCGTCCAGGGACACGCGCTGCGCCGTCACAGGATGCCCTCCCAGTCAACGGGGATACCCGAACGCACCGTGTCGGCATACCAACGGTTGAAGATGAACCCGTCCGCCTGGTCGGGGTCGTCCACGACATCCCTGACGTACAAGGCGAGGTGCGCCTCGTCAGCGATGCTCGATCCGAGAAAGTCGGCCTTGGCCATATTGGCGACGAACACATAGTCCTGCCCCACGGCGTTCTCCAGCATCACCCCGTTACGTTTCAGCATGTCATCTACCTGGTCCTTGCTCCACGGGTCGATGCGCTCGTTCTTCCCAGTTGCGGGGTTCCTCTTGCGCATGAGGGAGGCCGCGAAGGCCTGCGCCTTGCCGTTGAAGTGCATCCCGTTGTGCCTGAGGTACGCCACCATCTCGGACGGCCTCTCGTCATATATGTCAAGCGGTTCCCTGTACATGTCGAGTCCTCCCGTCTAATAGCGGTACCGGCCACGACGCTCACCGAATCCGTCACCGTCATAATCGTCACGCCAGCGTTCGTCACGCGTCCGCATCGGTTCCGACCCGGCCCTGCGCCTCATAGGTGGCATCGACCTATAGTCGGAGTCGCCCCTGCGCTCACCGAATCCGCCCTCGTCAGACAGCTCGCTTATGCAGCTCATCAGTCTGCCGCCAGCCGACAGCATCTCCTCGGCAAGTTCGGACATCCTGTCCACCTTGCTCTCTGTTATCTCTATTATTCTCATGATTTTTTTAGGATTTGGAGGATTTCAGCGCTTTGGACAGCATCTCGGTCATATTCTCCAAGGATGCCTCGATTCCGCCTATCTTCCGCTCAAGGGTCTCAATCTTCACCTTCTGCTCCTTTTCCTCCGCAAGCCTCGGATTGAGGGAGCACATGATGGACTCGCAGGCCTCCAGTGCGTTCCTGTGATAGTCCACGCTCTCAAGGACTTCCTTGCTTGTCCGTATCATGTTCTCGACCTCCGCCACCATGGCGTCACGGCTCTCGGAAACCACCATGTTCCCCGATGACGCGATCACCGACGCGGACGGGAGCTGCTTGAAAGTCAGCAGCTCGTCCCCGACCTTCACGGTCAGGTCTATCACCGTGTCCTGCTGGAACTGTCCCGGCATCAGCTGCGTGCCGAACTTCGTGACCGGAGAGGATACCGATTGAACCACACCCGTCTTCAGGGCCGGGGTGTCACCCTTTGTCAGGATATAGACCGTGCCTGACTGTCTCAATGCGCTGAACATACCTCGATTGTTTTTGTCTTGTTATGCAAGTCCGGTAAGGAGTTGCAGTGTTCCTGTTGAAGCCTCATAGTAGGCAAGATAGATGCCCGTGCCGCCGATGTCGTCCACCGTCACGGCCGTGCCGTCAAGAGTGGTAACGGGCTGTACGCCGGAAGCCACCGAAGAGAATACAACCGGGAGTGTTCCCGTTGTTCCTGACGGAATAGCCTGCGCAAGCCATACCGCGACAAATCCGCTGAAGTTCCTTGCGAACCGCGCGTCACTGGTGAAGTTGAACCTCACCTCCGTGGCTGTCACTGTCACGCTTTCGGACTTGACCCTCGGTATCCCGCCTCTGTTGGCCATAAAGTAGAACGGTATCATGATGTCTTGGGTTTATGGGCCGCCTTTCGACGGCCCCGTTGAACTTACAGCCAAGGGCCGTTTCCGATGACACCGGAGCCCGCACCAAGTCCGTTGAGACCGAGAAGGGTGGCCTGGCAAGGCGACAGGTAAACGCCGTTCTGCGCCGGGACAACCTGCGTCTGCGGGAGCTTGCACTTGATGCCGTCAACCTCCGACTTCAACGCGGCCACCGCCGCGTTGACCGGATTGACCGCCTGCGCGATGTACTGCCCGATCTGCGCGGTTTGGTTCGCCTGTGAGATCTGGCCGAGAAGGTTGGACCTTTCCTCCCGGAGCGCGTCGATCTTGTTCTGAAGCTCACGCTGCTCCAGCTGGCAGAACTTGTCGTTGATGAGAACGCTTTGCTGGTCAATCTTCGAGCCAAGCACGTTGGTCTGCTCTGAGATGGCGATCCTGCTCTCATAGCCCTGCTGAGTGGCGAGAAGACGGTTGTCGCAGCAGCATTGCGCAAGCTGTCTCTCTATCGAGCAGTTGCCGCTCTGGATGGCGTTGATGATAGCCTGTCCGGACATGCCTACCTGGCTGCCGAGGGACTGGAGCTGTGTCATCACACCGTTGATGCTCTGCTGAATCTGGCCGACCGAGCAGTTGAGCGTAGATGCAAGCTGGCTGATTGCGGCGCCGTTGCCGTTGATTGCCTGCATAAGCAAATCCCTGCCGTTGTCCCCGTTGATAAGGGACGCAAGGTCCGCGGTTCCTTGACCGTTGCGTCCGAAGCCGCCCCAGCCGTTGCCGCCCCAAAGGAGGATGATGAAGAAGAACCATATCCAGTTCCCCATGCCGTTGCCCCAGCCTCCGTTGTTGTTCATCATCGCGAGGACATTCGGGTCAACGCCCCTGTTCTGCGCGAGGTTGGCGAGCCATCCCCACATCCCGCTGTTGCCGGAACCGGAGCCGTCGCCGAATACATAAGTTTTTGTCTCCATAACAAAAAAAGATTGTTGAGTTTCGACCGTTATCGGTCTTGCCGCAAACTTACCCATTCGGCTGCCCGTAATTAAGCGATTCGTTCCCAATCAGTTCTCTAAATTATCCGCATTCGTTCCGTTTCCGTTCCGCCTCGCCTCTACGCGCCTCAGGCACATCTCCAGCCCCGGCGAGTTGTCCGCCCTCGACCGGAACGAGCCTATCATCTTGCGGACCGCGCGCCCGCTGATGTGCAGCCTCTCGGCTATCATCCCCGGATAGTAGCCGCTCCTCCTGAGCGTCACCACGAGCAGGTGCCTCGCGTCCACGATCTCCTCGCTCTTTGACTTCGACATTATGTCGTGTCCTGAAATCCCCGTGACCTCGCACACGTCACGCAGGACGCTGGCGAATATCTCTGACTTTATCATATCTTAAAAGGTTTTAATTTTAACAGTACGTGTAAATACGGGCGGATGGGCATCCGACCCGATGAAACGGCCGCACACGCAAAAGAAAATCGGCGATGCCAATATTTCAAAGAGCGTGCGGAGGAGAATGCACGCCCGCTAAAGCCGGAGATAGAGCCCTCCGGTCACGCCAAGTCCGACGTTGACTTTGCCGGAAGGCGCGACGAGCACGGACGGCCCGACAGCCACTCCGAAGCCCCACCTTTTCGGCTCGATGGAATATCCCTTCGTTACGATCTTGGTCTGCGGATATACTTTGACATACTCCAGCTCCGTCCGGAACCCGCTTACGCCGATGTCGTAGTTGTCGCCACGGTAACGGCTGAACACTATCGGCACCTCGACCTCGACGGTGTCGCGGATTTGCAGGAAAACCGTGTCGCCTACCGATGTGGTATCGTCGGCGAACCTCGCGAAAGCCAGTCCGGACAACGGGAGTCGGACGGTCTCCACCCTCAGAGGGGTGACGGAGAGCGGAGCCGGCCTGTAGTCAACGAACGTGTCGCGGATGACCAGAGTGTCCACCCGCTCCAACAATGATTGCGTTACGCTCCGCCTTCCGCCGAGGAAGCCGAGTCCCAGGGCGAGCAGCAGGAGTGCCGCGAACACCGCGGTCGTTTTCGGTCGTTTTCGGTCGTTTTCGGTCGTTGCCATAAATTTCTATCAAAGAGTCCCCCGCGCCTCCCGGCGGGGAGGACTGAATGAACAAAAAAATTAAAACCAAGAGTAACAACCGCCCCGATTATGGCCGGGGCGCGGCCATGATCCGTCAGTCAAGGATCTCCCAGTCCTCCAGAAGGATATCCGACTGCGACGCAAGCCATCCTGTCAGCACAGCCTTCCTTCCTGTCGAATCATGGGTGAACATGCAGATGTGCCAAGCGCGGGAATCTCGCCTCCGTTGCCTTCGGCAAGGCTTTTAAGGAGAGGATCCTTGCACCACTCCGCCTTGACGACAGCCTCTGGTTTAAGCCATAAAAACATTCCTTTTCCGTTCCAGCCCTTTCGGGCAACTCTCTTGCCCTGCTTCAGGGCCTCGATAGCTTTTCCAAAATCCATAATAAAATAAATAAAAATGTGTTGATTAACGTCTTCGCTTTTTGATCATTTTCGCGACACCACGAAAATGATCATAATCCGGCTATAAATCGGCTATGCCTCATATCCTCACCGCCTCACGCCTCCGAGCCTGTCAGCCCACCGCTCCGTCCAGAACGAGTAGTAGTCCACCGTCCGCAGCCTCCTGAACGCGGAGTGCGCCCACGCCCAAAGGAGCGACGGAAGCCCGATCACGACAAGGTAGAGCCATCCGAGATAAAGCGACTGCCTTGTATGTCCCCACTCGTGCATGTGGCTCATCTCTATGTACGATCCCTTGCTGTAATCCCCGCGGTAACGCCACGGGAGGATGATGAACCGCCCGAGGCTTATGCCGCCTTTCATCCTCTCCGAGTAGAGGATGCGGACATCGCCGTAGGTAACCTCCATACACATGCAGTCCAGACTGTAGACCTGGAAGAGGATGAACCCCAGGAGGTTCTGCGGAAGCTCCCACAGGAGCCTCAGGAAATTGATAATCTCTTTCATAACACGTCAATATATTTGCGTCAAACAATTTTCATATTTTGACAACTCACAAGGCCTTGTATTCGCTTGTCGCGTCGAAGCACGGGCACGCCTTCCTGGCGAAGTCCCTGTGGCCTCTTATCTCCGCGTTCGGATACCTCGCCTTCAGATCCTTCAGAAGCTTCGTGAGAGCCTCCCTCTGCGCGAGCGTCCTCGTGTCCTTGGCCTTTCCGGACTTGTCGAGACCTCCCACATAGCACACGCCTATGCTGTCCGCGTTGCGCCCCTGACAGTGCGCCCCGACCTCGTTCTCCGGCCTCCCGGCGTGCACCGTGCCGTCAAGGTAGACGACATAATGGTAGCCGATGGTGCGGAACCCGCGTGCCTTGTGCCACCTCGTTATCTCCTCGTTCGTCACCCACCTGCCCTCCGGTGTGGCGGTGCAGTGCACTATGATGTAGTTAATCTTCCTTGCCATCGATCTTGACCACCTCTTTGTTTTCGGATTCCTCCGCTTTTTTTATCGTTATCGCCCCCTCGATGTTCGCCCCGGTCTTGGCCTCGACCACGGCCTCGATGACCTTCGCCGCGTCAACCTTCACCTTCGCCTTGTGGCCGAACTTCCAGAAGTACCAGTTCTGGGCGATGGAGATCAGCTCCACGCCGATGACCACGAGCATCAACCCCGTCTCGATGATGGTGTAGCCCGTGGCCACGGCCAGCGAGGAGGCCAGCACCGCCCAGCAGAAGTACTCCACCGCCTTCCCTATCGTGCGGCGTATCGCCCTGCTTATCCTGATACGGTCGCCCTTGCGCCGGGCGGCCCTGATGCCGAACACGAGGTCGATCAGGATGACCACGGCGGCGATGACGAGGTAAGGTAGCATCCTCTCGAACGACTGCTGGAAAAACAACAACAATGTGGCCGATATGCCCGTGCCGACCACGACACTCCCCGCGGAAGCCTCGTCCGAGAGGATGTGGGCGTTGAAACCTTCCATCACGCTAAGTCTGTTTTTTTATTTCAATAACGAGCGGCAGGTGGTCGGACATCATGAACCCGTCGTTGACCACTCCGCACGACACCACGGAAAGGCCGAAGGCGGCGCAGTGGTCCAGGCTCCCGGGCGACCCCGTGAAGTTGTGCCTGAACGTGACGTCGCCGATGTCCTCGACCTCCTTGCCGAGCCTCACCGCTACCTCCTCCGGGGAATGGTTGAAGTCCCCTACCATCAGGCATGGCCGCTTCTCCGCCTCCCTCCGGAGCCTCTCCCACACCTTCCCCATGCACTTCCGCCACGTGCCGTGGACGTTGATGACGCGCACGCCTTCCACCTCCGCCGCGTTGTGGTGTACCGCGAACCACAGCGGACGCGCCTTGATACCTCTGCGGACGTAGATGTGGTGGGACGCGGAAAGGCCGACGCGGCGGTAGCCTTTCGGGATCCAGAGGTTGGCCGGGAACGACAGCTCCTGAAGGCAGAGGACATCCGGGGCCTCGTCGGTTATGAACCTCCTTATCCTCTCCATCCGCCTGCGCCACCAGCGCGGCGACTTCCTGTCCGTGTCCCTTGTCCAGACGCGGCAGTTGAGCGATACTATCCTCATGGCCGTCCCTCCGTCGCTTCAGCCGAAACCGCGTCCTCGTCCTCCGGGACCTCCGCGTCAAGCGCGGCCACCCCGGCCTCGGCCTCGTTGATATCTCCTCGCCACGTCCTCCTCTGCGAGAGGACGGCGGCGTACTCCTCCTTCGTGGCTGCCCCCTCGGCGATCTTGGCCGCTACGTAGTCCGTCTCCTTCAGCTTCGCCTCCCTGTCCCTGACGAGGGAGTGCAGGACATTCCTTCTGTCCTCGATTTCCTGTCTTGTCATTTTGCTTCCTTTTGTCTTTATTGAACTTGAAATGATATTTCCTCTTCAGTATGTCATTGTGCTTATACCCCTCGGTCGCTTCGAAGCATCTGCTGTCATCGTTATAATGGCAGTATTTCTCCCACTTCGGACTGACCTCATCGACAAGGTCTCTGATGATGCCATAGGCGTTCTTGTGCTTGAAGTTCCCCAGATAGCTGTTGATGCTGTCCAGGAAGTGGCCGAGCATTGACGGATACACAAGCCTGTTCCATTTCCGGATGGCCATCTTGCAGTTCCTTACGGCCCTGTCGCTTGCATAGATTCTGTCGAACTTGATTTTCGCACCCAGAAAAGTGACGCCCTTGCTGTAGTGCTGCTGATACCTCTTGCGCGGGTGCATCTGATAGCCGAACTCCTCCATCAGCATCTTTTCGCTGGTGGCTACGTGGGCAAGCCCGGCCTGCAGGTTCTCCACTACCCAGACCATATCATCCACAAATCTTGTGTAATGAAGTCCGCAGGTGTCCACCTGAAACCTGTCAAACTCCGCCAGCGCGTAGTTCTTCTCCACCTGCCAGAACTGGTTGCCGAGGCAGGCTCCGTGTTTCGGGTCGTTATTGAAGATGACGCTTTTCCCGGCGGCTATGATGTCGTCCCATCTGAATCGCGGAGACCTCAGACGCGCATGCTCCTGAGGATAGGCATAATTGACTCTTTGAAGGATATACAACAAGTCGTCCTTCTCGTCTTTGTCCTCGACACACTCTTCTATGAGGGCACGATAGCTCTCGTAGGAGCGGTCCAGATCCGTTGACGGAAAGTACGACTTGATGTCTCTCTTTATTATATAGCAATCCCTTGTGTAGTTCTTCGAGACCTTCCGGATGTCGTCACGGACCTTCAGTATCGCCCTGTCGCATCCGAAGCCTATGCGGTTGTTGAACGTGCTGTCGGTCAGTCTTTCCTCGACGAGCGGACGCACGTGCAAATCGAAGTGATACTGGAGCGTCTTCATCTCCATCAGGCACGCTATGACCTCTCTGTCTCGGGGGTTGGGATTGATGAATCCATATAAAAAAGGAACAAGGGAGCGGTCCTCGAAATCCCTAAGCAGCCGCATCAGGTCTCTCTCCCAATGCAGCGAAAAATGAATGCTGTCAAGGCTTCGCTTCTTGTTCGAGCGACAGCCGTAGTAGTCATCTTTTAGAGTCTCGAGTTCCATTTCATACAACCATAATTCACGAGCGGAACAGCCAGGCTCGAGTTGTACAAGTAGTTGCTGCCGGCAAAACCGTTGTTGCCATTCGCAACCCAACCGTTGTTCTCGCCATACCGGGAACAAGACCAAACGTTGCTGTTCGAGGCCCATACCTTGCTCTTACCTGCCGCTACGCGGGAGGAGGGCCTCCTTTATGATTTTTCGGGACTGCCGGTTCATTGCTTTGCAATGCCGGACGTGCCCTTGTTCCTTGATTTAATAATTGAATTCTTCCATCGGGTTACGCCTTCGTCAAGCTTACCGATATGCTCTATCAACTGCAATTTAATAGAGTCTGGGGTTGCCGTATCAAGAGGATTTTTGATACGAATAACGTTCCGCTCGCCGATTTTCCTCATAGTCAGAAGGAAGACTGCCACGTTAGCACACATCCTCTTCAAATGAATCTCCCTATCCTCCTCAAAGTCGTAGGCAAGGGTAAATTCCTTGATAACATCAAGAATCTGGTCGATAGCTCTATTGTTATATCTGATTTTATCGACTTTAGTCATCATTGTATCCGCCTGAAGCAGCAATCCATAAATTTCGTCTGCGTCGTCTTTTATCTGAGGGTGCGGCTTTTCTCCGGGCAACTTTTTCGGTTCGTAGTATTCTGACCTTGGCATAACTCACTTGTAATTTGCAGGGGCGGGAGCGGGGACGCTCCTCGCCCGAAAGATTAAGACTAAGCCACGCTTGAAGCGGTAACTTTCAAAAGCACGAGCGGAACAGCCAGGCTCGAGCCGTACAAGTAGTCGCAGCCGGCAAAACCGGTGCTGCCATTCGCAACCCAACCGTAGCTCTCGCCATACCGGGAACAAGACCAAACGTTGCTGTTATTACCGAGGGCAGGTGCGCCTATTGCCGCGAGGGCTGCATTTACCTTGTCCGCGAATTTGTCCGATGTCGTCGGATAACGCAACCGGCCTACGATGCTGAGTATGCGCGACATCTTGCCGATTACCCATTCACCGCGCTTGAGCAGTTCGTGGCCGAAACCGCGCTCCGCCGCCAATCTCGCAGCCGGGCTGACATACTTTTCTACGCCGTCTTGTCCGACATACTTGAGACTGGCCAGATAGTAGGTGTTCCGCTTCTCCGTGCCGTATGTGCTGTCGTCAAATATCCCATACTCCGACGGAAGCACAGGAAGAAAGCTCCGCATAAACTTGAGCCAGCCTTCCTCGCCCTCTCCGTAGATTTCTCTCAAGTATGCGCAGTGGTCGCTTTGATATTTAGATGTCCCGAGATAGCCCGGGAGACAAATCGGGTATGCTCTCTTAATTGAAGTGACGTCTGCATTCGGGTTATAAGCCGTAGAAGAATTGTCCTTCCTGAAGTATGCCAATGCTCGCGGCATATTCGTGATGGTTCCCTCGCCATTTCTTTGGCCATTCATCCTGAATATTCTTGACGTGGACTTCCACTGTGGAGCAATCGCTGATACGACAGAGAAACCGGACTTGGCCGTGTTATACGCAGCCTGCTGCCCGGTCGTGTACTTGAAATGCAGAAGAACATCGCCATTGGTGTCAGCTATCGCAACCCAGTCTTGCGCGACGAACGGCTCGTTTGCCTTGAAATAAGCATTGAGCTGCGATACCAGGGCAACTACATTGTCCGCCTTGTACGTAATCGTGTAGTCCTGATTGGCCGCCCAGTTGTCTAACGAACTCCTGATGCTCAAGACTCCAGTATGCTCTGCCCCGTCAAGCGTATAACCAGACAGCTTGAAGTAGTATCTGGTGAACAACGGAGCACCAGTGAACTGGTGGCTCATTACAGCCACTTCGCCCCTGAAGTCCGGATGATCCACACCGATGGCCACCACACCGATGACCTCGCCTCCCTCGGGGAGTCCTTCGGCCCTGAACGTCCCGGGCGCGGCGAAGTGGAGCGCGCGCGAGCCGTCAAGGTAGGCCACGCTCCCCGTCCTCGCCGACCTCAGCCCCACGACCACGTTCCTGCCGTCGTACCTGCATATGTTGCCCGCCTTTATGAGGGAGACCTGGCTCTCGTCCGCGCCCTTCCCCGTGTCGGCCTTGTAGGCCGCCTCTGTGTCGTAATACTTTATCATGATGTATCCTCCTTTCTTTTTTAAGCCTGTTTCCAGTCCGCAACGGAATCAACGCCGGCGGCGTAGTACAGCCCGCCAGACGCCGCGTCAAGGTTGATGTACTGCTGCCCCGCAAAGGCAGGCACACCGTCCCACGGGAGTCCGTCCGGGAGGTTGACCGGCACGTTCGCCTCGGCCGGGACGCCGTGTCCGAGCATCACGAGGGGATAGCGGCACCTCGTCAGCCCCCTCACATCGACCGTCCCGGCGGTCGCGTCGCCGAGGAGGCCGCGGCTCCCCTCCAGCGCGTCCAGACGGGCGGCGAGGCTCACTATGGCCTCAGCCACGACACGGTGGTCGAGACTCGCCTCCGTCTTTTGGTAATAGCCATCGAGGCTTTGGTGCTTCGTCAGGTAGCCCGTGTCGTTCTCCAGCTCCGAGACCTTTGTCGGGGCCGGTGTCTTGATGTCCCCGGCTCCGAGAACCGGCACGCCGTTGATGGTCTTGATGTTGGCTCCGGAAACCAGCCGCTGCTGAAAATCCCAGTAAGAGATATTCGCTTCCATATAATGACCCTCATCAACCATATCCAGGTCAGATATGACGCAACGGAGTCCTCCCGAAGAATAGGTGTACATCAAAAGGACTATTTCTGAATAGTCGTCAGAGGTGTTGTCCATCATGCCGATGACCGAGGAGGTGTGTTGCTTATAAGCGATGACGTATAACGGTCGTCCGCTTCTTATAGCTGTATACAATTCGATGACTTGATCCCTTGTGACCTCCGCGCCGTTGGCCAGTCGGAAAGCCCACATGCAGTCATAAGGCTCGACGTCCGCCTTGTCCGCCTTGACCTTCCCCAAATCCTCAATGGACTTCGTATGCCCTGCCGCGAGCGTGTTCAGCGCGGCCACTCCGGCTTTGTTCTCGGCCACCCCGGATGCGTTCCCCGCTATGTCTGACGTGTGTCCCTCCGTAAGCCTCTGGAGTTGGGATATGGCCGCGGCCATCTGCGCCGCCCCCGTCTTGTCGGAGGCGATGTAGTCCGCTATCTCCTTCAGGGTGTCGAGGTCCTCCGGCGCGCCCGCCACCACCCTGGCTATGGCGTTGGCCACGGTCTTCTTCACGGAGCCGTCCACGTTGGAGTCGGAGTTCAGGATGTCGATGAGCGACTTGAGCGCGGCCACGGCTACCTTGCGGTCTGTCTCCTCCTTGGATATGGCTGCGTTCGCCCTGTCGATGTCGCCCTGCTCCTTGGCCTTCTGCGCGGCGAGGTCGGTGGCCACGTTTGCCACGTCCGACTGGCGGGCGATGACCTGAGGGTCCACGGACACCGTGTTGTCATCCTCGACTGACACGCCGTAGCCCTGCCTCACCGGTCGGGAGTATGTCCCGGCGCCGTTCAGGTACTCGTTGGCGCGGCCGTCCATCTTCAGCTTGTCAACCTTACCCGCCCTCTCGTCCGTGAGGTCGTTCGCGGAGAGGCCCTTGCCTGGCTCCTTGTCCACCTTGCCGTCCAGCATCCCCTGGACGCGCTTGTCGGCCTCCGCGGCGGACTCCTTGGTCTGGAACGTATCCGCTGCGTGGGATTTGGTCTCGAACTTCCCGTCCGCCTCCTCCTTCGAGTACATCCCCAGCTCCTCCGGGGTCTTGTCCCCCTTCAACACCACCCCGTTAACAGACGGCAAATTCTCAAGCACCTCGTAATCATATCCTAACCCGTTATCTTCAAGCAAGCCGGCAGCCAGCAATGCCCATCCCGGAGCGAGGGTATACGTACCGTCGCTGTCTTGCTTGAAATAAGGTTTGTTCCCGACCTGTTCCGCCAGGGAAGCGTATACCGACCCATCGCAGTACACCCTATCCTGCGGATAGTATTTTCTTGTGTCGATATATTTTCCTGCCGACCACGGCAGCTTCTTTATGCAGTTCATATATCAAAAAAAATTATATTATCTTTGTCTTGGTAACGCGCACCACAGGGTGCTACCCTCCCGTAACGCGCCCACAGGGTGCTCTCGTCCGGCTAACGCGTCCACAGGATGCTCCGCCGGATTTCTTTTTATTCCGCCACGCCGAAACACATCTTCGACCGTTTCATCATCAGGCCGGTAGACGGATCTTTCTTCTCCTGCAGATCGACGGTCAGCGGCGCGACGTCCGAGTAGATGTAGCGCTGCACCTTTTCACCGGAGGCGTTGGTCAATTCCATGGTCGTCGGCGACAGCGGCTTGGCCGGATCGACCAGCGCGGTGAACGACGGGTTGACCCACCTCACCGCTATGCCGAACGTCTTCCTGGCGTCGTGGGCGGAGCCGAAACCCCTCGATATGTTGCTCTCAGCCGCCCACTGAGTATAGTTCCTTGCCCACAGCTCCGCCTTCGTGTGGGCGTTGTCCGTCATGAACCTTTTGACGATGAAGTCGCGGAGCTCAGAAAGACCCATGGCCACCCCTTCCGCGCCGCTGAAACCGGCGACGGTGAAGGCGGCGTGATCCGTGATTTTCTTGTCGCCGAGCGCCGCGAACCATCCTTTCCTGGAGAGCCTCACCGGCTTGGTGCTCGTGCCGTCGTAAAAATAACGCCTCCGCTTGTTCATCCGCCGGTAAACCATCAGCACCGCCTCGTACTTGTCCGACGACAGGGCCGGATGCCTGACGGACAGGACCTGTCTTTCGATATCTTCCGGCGTGTATCCCCTGACCACCCTGAGGACGGGCCGGACGCGGAGCCTGGCGTTTGTGTCGATGACCTCCGATGCCTTCGGGATGCCGAATCGAAACGCGAACTTCTTTGCCGTGTCCGGTCCCGACGCCGTGACCTCCGCGGTAGGGTCGCCCCCGGCGATGAAGAAGGATTCCGCGGTCGGAGTGGCGAACCCCGCGGCTGCCCCGGAAGACCCGTCCTTACCCGGCCGGCCCTGGGCCTTGACGCCCGTGTCAACACTGCCTATCCACCAATTGCCATTAGATCCGATGTAAGGCGTGTCACCATCCTTTCCGGAAGACCCCTTGCTTCCGTTGCGGACCTTGAACTGGCTGGACGACCCGTCCGTTAACTTCACGGTAACCACATTCTCCCCGCTGTCCGCCGTTGAGGTGGTGGTCTGGGTGACAGACTTGATCCCCACTCCGTCATCGCCTTTTTCCCCTTTGTCTCCCTTGGCGGCTGATGAGGAAGATCCGGAGCCTGACGAATCACCGGACTCCACATCCTCCGTGTTTGACGCGGAGCTGTCGCTCGGCAGCTTGAAGGACTTCCTCGGCCTCTCCCTCAACGTCAGCGAATATGTCGGTATGTTCGCCTCGTTCTCGTTGATGGTGAGCGTGTCTATCAGGTCTGAATAATAGCCCAAGGCCATATACCCCTGCGACAGCAGGGAGGCCTCGAAACTGAGGAATTGTCCCTCTATGAAGCTGCGGGCGTTCTCCTTTATGAACTTAGCGTCCATCGAAGGCGTCAGCACCGCGATCGGATGTGACAGCTCGTCAAGCACTTCCTTCGCCCTGCTGAGTAGCCTCTGTGACGCATACTCGATATATTCGTCAGGCATCTTGATGTCGGTGAGGACGAACCTGTCCCCGGCGGCTATCGGATATGTGGAGTTCGGGAATGTCATGTTCACCGATCTGTCCACGACACGCCTTATTTTCAGATTCCACCCATCCGCTGAGCTGTCATAGGAGCACTTGTCGATTCTGAAGCTCCTTCCGGCGCATGCCCCTGTCTTCATCTCAAGCGTCCCTACCTTGCCGTTGGAGGACAGTCTCTGCAAGTTCGGGTCGAAGCCTATCTGCTTGAGTGTCACGTATGCGCTGGTGGGATGCCCGTCCCGCAGGCTTATTGAAATCGGCGTGCTGTTGTTCTGGTCAACAGTGACGCTGGATGACTGCAAATATTTCGACGCGCTCGCGGTCACAGTCAGGTGGAGCTCGAAGATAAAAGTGTTCCCATAGTTCGTGTCACTTACCTTGAAGAAGTCATCGTGAAGCAGTACACAATCATCCGGGATAGACAGCCGCGTCTTGCCTGTGGTGGAATCATAGTTTCTCAGCAAATCGACCTTTGCCTCGTTGCCCATGTGGGTGACAGTCAGGAACGCCTCGTCCAAAGACACCCCGTTATCCATTTCAACGTATATATCCGCCTGCCCGTCCGCCAGAATGATGTCAGACCACAGTCCCATCCTAAGGGATGCAAATCCTATGTTCTTGGTGAGTGTGACGCTCCCGTTCACACCAACGGATCCCGTCATGCTCGCGTCACATACCGGATCGACTGTCTGCGTGATCTCTTTGACACCGCTTGTGCCGTCATCAAGGTTGGCGGTCTTCGACGATTTGACCTCGTCCGCCCTCTCGGAGTCTGTGTATATGCTTGTCGAGGGATAGTATTCGTCCGTGGTCTCCATAGACTCCCGCACGTCCCCTATCGTCACCCCCTCTATGGACGGGTATATCTCCCCGTATTCCTCGTCATCGAAGTAGAGCACCTTCGGGCGCACGCCCAGAAGCCTCTCGTCCCTGACAGAGGCCACCCTTATGAAAGCCTTCTTCGGGTCCGGCAGCGAGTCCGTCTTGCCCCACGAGGACACAGGAATCATTAGGTTCGGGATGTCCACGCTCTCCGCGTCCTTTATGTTCAGCGAGTTGTAGTATCTCGCCCTCATATTGCGGCTCGACCCGAACGGGTACAGCCTCGTGCAGACATCATCCATCTTGGAGAACGTGACCTTCACCGAGGTCAGCCCCTGCCCCTTGCCTATGGACCCCCCGGCCACTGTGTTGCCCGCTCTCTTCGTGTTCGCCCCGCCAATGGTGAGGATGTGCTTCCCGGTGGTGGAGTTGTATGAATATGTCCATCCCACGTTCTCCCACACCGAATATATCTGGTCAAGAGCGTCCAGCACGCTGCTCCCGCTCTCGATGGAGAACTCCCTCGCCTCCGACACGGAGGTCACGCTCGTCTTCAGGTCCGCGTCCAGAATCACGCTCCACTCTCCCGGATAGCCGCTGTCCAGGCAGGCCTGTATCCTCGCGGCCAAGCCGTCCACGTCCTCGAACGTGGAGATCGTCTTCCTTGACGAGAAATGTATAGTGTTGTCGGCTGTCACGATGTCCCTGAAAAGGCATCTCTCGAAGTCTTTCGTCCTCGCGTAGAAGCGCACGTTGGAATAGACGTACTTCTCGGCCACGCCCGCTTTCTCCGAGTTCTGAGCCATCTCCGGCAGGTCATAGAGCGTGTACCTGAGCCCTGTCCTCGGATAGTCCACGTAGTCCCCGACCGCCCACGCTATCGGCGTGTCGGACGCTATCTCCCTGAACTCCAGATAGGACGGTTTCAGGTACGTCCCATGGTAGACGGGGCATCCCTTGAACCTGACAGAGCCGCCGCCGGCGGCCATTATGCTGAACCTCGCCATATCCTACGCGTCTATGATTGACCCACTTGAATATTTCGTCCTCGCCGTGGGACTGTTCACCTTGAACGTGACCGTGAATATGGCCCTTGTCCAAGCCCCCCTGCGGAGGAAAGACTCCTCCTTGTACCCCGCGTACCTCACGGCCTTGTAGCCGACCCCGGTGTATGAATCATAAGTCTTGAACTCGCCGTCCCTCACCTTGGCGAAGAACGAGTCCACCTGCGACCGCAGCACCGCCTCGGACGACACAGAGCCGGAAGAGTACGCCTTGACGTAGAACGACACGTCGAACTCGAACGCCTTGTAGTACATCTTGGCCGTGTACTCGTCATCGCCGTCCTCGTCCTTCCATTCGTTCGTGTACACGTCCTTCGGCTCGGGCAGCAGCGGGTACGGGTTCGACTTCGCCACCATCCCGAAGGAAGATGCCGTGTCAATGGCCGCCGTGTCCGAATCCGTCTGGATGTAGAACGGCTTGTAGTCCTTTATGTCTGGAACGTATGGCATAACAAATCTCCGCGGTTTCGCTGCCCAAAGATTCAATAATAGCCGCTAAAAGCGGCTATTATTATAACACTTTATATCACTCCGTGACGACCTTCACCCCGTTGCCGCCCTCCGAATGCGGAGCGAGAACCCCTCTGAACTCGGCCAGCATCTCCTGCGTGGCCACCGCCGTGTTGTACGTGTTCGCCTGGATCTGGGCGAGATGCTCCGCGAGCGTCGGGGAGGACGGGAAGGCCGACCGCAGTATCTCCAGCACCCGCTCCCTCTGCGTCTTCGCGAACGACACGTCCGCCCTTATGGCGTTGATGTAGCTCGCCAGAAGGCTCGCCGTGTCCTCGGTCACCGCCTTGATGCCGTCAGAAAGCGTCCCCGATGTCTGGTTCGCCTCCTTGGTCAGGAGGTTCACGTTGTCGAAGGAGCCGATTATCGCGTTGATGATGTCCGCCGCGTCCTCTGTCTTCTTCCTGATGTCATCCGCGAGGCTCGCCGTCCTGTCCGCCACGTCCTCCGCGCTTATGCTCCCCTCGGAGTACTGCTTGAACATATCCTTCACCTTGGGCCCGAACTGGTCAAGTATCTCGTCTATGACATAGGACTGGAGCATCGACTTCAATATGGTCTCGCCGAGGTTCTGGAACGCCGAGTCGAGGTCGTCAACAGCGTCGCCCACCCGCTTGAAGTTGTCAAGGAAGGAATCCACCATATCACCTGCCAGAGAGCCGACAAGGGTATTGACCATATTGTCGAGGGCGTCCTGTATCTCGTCATACTTCTCTTTCAGGTCTATAAGATGCTGGATTTGAGATTTGAGAGAGTCATCAATGTCATAGTTGGCATCAAGGTAAGCCTTGGCCTTCTCCGCATTGAACGCACCGTCCTCTTCCCACACGCTCACCCCCATCTCCCGCAGTTTGGCCGAATATTTCTCAAAGCCCTTTATCTCAGGTATCAGCGGGGTAAGCGCACCATTATTCAAGAATGCGGAAAAAGGGCCGATTCCTCCCAAATCAGACATTTCGTCTTTGAAGTCAGAAAGAGCCGTGTTGTATGCTTTAAGCGCCTCCTTGCTTTTAGCGAAGTACTCACCCATTTTCCCGAAAGTGTTCTCCCCGAAGACCGATGAATACGCAGTCTCGTCTATCTGGAGTTTCAGCAGGGCGAGGGAGTTGGTGTATTCCAACGTGGCCTGTTTCGCCCTCTCCTTCGCCTCTTTCTCCGCTTTGAGCTTGCTGATCATCACGGTGGCCACACCCACGAGCAGACCGGCAATTGCGCCCCAGGCTCCTCCCGCCTTGGCGCCGGCCTCAGTATTGTCCGACACCTTCTCAGCCGCGTCACCGACCTTGTCCATTGAGGATGCCAGCTGCATCCCCGCCTTGGCACCCTTGATCATGTTGTCGGCGATGGTGGAGAACGCGCGCAGGCCGTCCGTGATGCCGGAGAAATCCACATTGTCGAACGCCTCCCCGAGCTCATCGAAGGCATCCGCGGCACCGCTCAGCTTCGACGGCAACTTCTCGAATGATGAGATCAGTTTCTCCTTCAGCTCATCATTCAACCTTTCAAGGTCTCCTCCAAGCAACGCCTTCACCGCCTCCTTGAAGTCATCCAAAGTCAACTTTGCATCGCCAAGGTTCTTTATGGTCTCATCCGACAAGCCGAGGTCACTAAGGTCAAGATCCTTCATTGCCTCCTTGATCTTCGCGATGAGGTCGGCTATCTGGCGGAGCGACTTCTGGCTCAGGTCCGTCAGGTCAATTCCCTTCCCCTTGCCTATGTTCTCCGACACGTACCTCTTGGCGAGGTCATTGACTCTCTCCTGCGCCTTCTTCCTGTTGTACTCCTTCTCCTTATTTGCGAGTTCCGTCAACGCCTTGTCACCGCCCTCGATATACTTCTGCCAGAACTCCTCGCCGTACTTCACGCGCAGAGCTTTCATCGCAAGCTCGTTCGTCTTGGCCGCCTCGAACTCCTCGCGGATGCCCTCGATGTTGAGGTCAACCTTGTTGTTCTTCGACCTGAGGTCGGTCACTATCTTGCTGATGTCGAAAGCCACTCCCTTGCCGTCTATGGCGAAATCCTTTGACGTGAGACTCTTTATCTCCTCCACGAATTTCTCCGCCGCCTCGAATGCGTCCGTCATCGCCTTGGTGGCGTCCTTGCCCATATTGGCGATGATCTTGTCAGCGTTGTCGGCCTCTCCCGGTATGAGCCGCAGCTGGTCGGCCAGCCCCCTCAGCTGCTCGTCATAGTCGAAGTTGTCGCGCAGCGAAGAGGATATGTCCGGGAACAGCGCCTTCATCGCCTCGCCGAGCATCGACCCCGGTATTGCCGCCTTCAGCTGCTCATAAGCGTCCTTCAGCTTGTTCACCACCTGCACCGTGGCCTGAATCTCAGCGCGCTGCGCCTTCTGCCGCTCGGTGAGCTTGTCAGGCTTGTCGGTAGTCAGATCCTTGAAAGTAGCCTTGTTCAGGTCAATCTTCAACAGCTTGGCGACGGCCTCCACGCCCTCGAGGTCTTTCTTCCACTGCTCTATCTCGTTCTTCTGATAGTTGGGGGAAGCGTTGGCGACGCTCTCCGTCAGCGTCTTGTAGGACTTGCGCAGCTTGTCGATGTAGTCGGTCAGATCCTGCGAGCTGCTCTTGATCATGTTCCCCGACTTTTTAGCGGCCTCGCCCTCAGCCTTCTCCAGGGCCGCGTTCACCTCCTTCTGCCAGTCTTGCAGATTAGCTGCTGCCTCCGCGGTCTCCTTCGCCCGTATCTTGTCAGCCACATTCCCCACAGCCATGGCGGTCTTGTCGGCAGAAATCCCCAAATCCTCATACTTCTCACGGAGCAACTCTAACTCCGCCAATGTATATTTGATTACGTTGCTGTCCTTGCCATTCTGGGCTATTATGCGACGAGCCCATTTCACATAGGACTGCGCTTCCTTTGAAAGGTCCTTAAAGCCCAATATACCGCTGACGTAAGAAGATAATTCAGCCTTTGCTTCATCCGAGGTGATATGCGCACGGTCAAAAACCTTGTTCAGTTTCTCGGCTATATCTTTGAATGCCTCCTTGGTCTTCTCGCTTAAACTTTCGAGAACTGTATCAAGGAACCTCTCTTTGGCGGCGTTCTGTATGGACACTGACAGCCTGTCATACACCCCAACCAACTCGCCGATAGCTATGTTCTCCTTGTCCACGGCGGAAAGATACGACCCATAGTTGTTCAGTATCGCCGCCTTCGCCTTGTTGTATTGCTCCGTGCCTTTTTCTGCACGCTCCAGAGAACGCCATAGTACATTGAGCTTTGTGGTCTCCTGTGCCACGTACCCATTGAACTGCGTGATGGCATTATTGGCCGCGTCCTGCACTTGCTTCTGCTCCTTCAGCCTTTTAATCACTTCGTATATAGCGAAACCTGCCGCCAAAGCAGTCGAAGCGAGCAAGGCATAAGGGTTCATCTTCCTGAGTGCGATGACCCTCATAATCCTGTAAGTCCTCTCTATGGACTTCACAAGCGTTCCGTTCGCGACGGCGGCGACAAGGGCACCGGTCTTGTACACGCCGAACACAACGACTATCTCCTTCAGGACGCGCCCCAGATCCTCGTAGTTGCGCACCGCCGACAGGGCGGTGTCCACGATCCCGTGGAAGAAGCCCCTGTTACCCTCCCCGATGGAGAACAACATCTGCTCGTAGGCGTCCTTCAGCTTCATCACCTTGCCCTTAAGGGTCTCGGACAGCACCGACTGCATGTCGAAGAACTTGCCGCCCTCGCTCGTGAGGTCCTTCAGGACCTTGGCCACCATCTCGAACGGGACCTCACGCTTGCTTATCTTGTCGAACACCTCTCCAACGCTCACGACCCTGCCCTCAAGCTCGGTGAACTGATTGGCGAGTTCCTGCAGCAGCGGCACTCCGGCCTCGGTGAACTGCCTCACCTCCTGCCCCCTGAGGAAGGAGGCGGACCTCACCTGCCCGTAGGCGAGGATCATGCGGTTCATGTCCACGCCGAGACCCGCCGAGACATCTGCCAGCATCTTCGTGGTGTCGTACAGCTCGTCGAGGGGCACGGAGAACGCCGAGAGCTGCTTGGCGTAGGACGTGACCTCGGAGAAGGTGTACGGCGACTGCACGGCCAACTTCTGGAGCTTGCCGAACAGGGCGTCCGCCCCCCGCACGTCCTGGACTATGTTGCGCAGGGCCATCCTCTGCATCTCGAACTCGCCCGTCACCCTGATTATCGAGCCGAGGAAGCGCGTCACGCCCTGCACGGAGAAATAGGCGGCCGCCATAGTGGTCAGCTGCTTGAGAAGGCGCGACTGTTTGCTCATAGAATCTTGGGCCCTCTGCGCGGCCGCCGCCGTCTGCTGCTGAGCCTGTTTCAGCCTCTCGGCGGCTATGGCCGATTTGGTCTGCTCCGTCTGGAGTCTCACCTGAGCGGCCGCCGTGCGCTCCGCGGCAGTGCGGACACGCTCCGCCGCCTCCGCCGACCGGTTCGCCTCCGTGGTCGTACTCTGTTGCGCGAGACGTGTCCTCTCCTGGGCCTCGGCGGCTCTCTGGTATGCCTCCGCGGCCTTGTTCTGCGCGGCGGATGCCTTGCTCTGCGCCACGGCCGTCTGCTGCACGGCCTGCTTCACCTTTTCCTGCGCCGCGGCCGCCACGGCCGCCGCCTGGGCGCGCTTCGCCTCTATGTCAAGGGCGCGCTTCGCGCTGGCGGCATCGGAGGCCGATATGGAGTTCAGCCTCTGCTTCACGGTGAGCAGAGCGGACAACTGCACGTTCGCAGCCTTCGCCGCCTCGATGTCCTTCTTTATCTTCGTGTTGAAGTCAACGTCATCCAGTATGACCTTGAAGTTGAGATTGTCTATGTTAGCCATAAGATATTCGCCTATTCATCCTCGTCCGCCCCGTTGAAAACGTCCTCCACCGTCATCCCCTTCGCGGCTATCCTCGCGCGGAGCTTCCGCAGGGACTCCTCGTTGAGCCTCACCGACTCGTCCTCGCCGGACCGGGGCGATCCGTCCGCCGAGCCTTTCCCGGACCCTTTCCGCCTCCATACGGTGTGCGGAAGGTCGCTCATCATCACGTCTATCTGCGGAAGCGTCAGCTCGCAGTTATAGACCCAGTTCCTGACCCTGACGAGCCCGAAGAGGAACCGTCTTGTCCCTCCGGCGAAGGGGTATTCCTTGATGAAAGCTGACTCGCGGCCGAAAGAAGTTCGGCTCGGTACCGCTCGGCTTCCTTCCTCGTCATCGTCATCCAGTCCGTCCTCATATCCACCGAGAACGCCATATTCGTCCAGTGTGCCGTAAGCGGAACTTTTTTTTTACCCGCCGCTATTATCGGGGTGTACTGCGATTCCGTCCAGCCGCGCCACAGCGCCCACCAGCGCCACAGGAAAGGCCAGAACAGCCTTATCCTCCAGTAGCCGTTAAGGACTATCAGGGCGGCCTCCTTGGCCGCGAAGTACGGCTCGCGGCAGAGGCTGCGCGTCGTCTCGGAGGAATCCTCCTTGGCGGCCTCCATATCGTCCCTCTCCAGCCATAGCCTCGTCAGTCTCTGCATCGTGTACGGCTTCATCCCCGTGACCCTCACGGTCTTTTTGGTGCCGGGGATCCTCACCTTCTCCGGGATGTCCTCGACCACGTTGTCGAAGTACTCCCTCCTCGCCTTTGTTTCTGGTTGTTCCATGTCTTGACAAAATAAAAGCGGGTGGGGCGGAAGACCCCACCCGCAGGGTGTGTGAATCCTCAGGGGACTTTTTAAGCCGACTTCTTGAGCACTGCGAAGTCGCCCTCGCCGCTCTTGAGGTTGCCGAGCACGGTACCCGCGAACCTCACGCACAGAGGGTTCGAGGTGCTGTCCTGCGTGAGCGAGGCCACGAGCTTCACCCTCGCGAAGACGACCGCGGTCTTCTTGGACGCGCTCACGACAAGCACGGACGCCATGACCTCTTTAGGGGTCTTGAAGAATCCGGCTCCCGTGTAGGTCTCGCCTGTGCTCGCGGTGACGGACGCGGCGGACTGTCCGGCGGCGAAGAAGTAGGCCAGAAGCGCGGAGGCCACGGAAGGGATGTCGCCCTGGAGCTTCATCTCGCCGCTGGTTACATCGGTGTCGATGGTCTCGTCGTTCTGGTCGATCTTGATCTCGTCCGTGGACGGGTCGTCCTGGGTTATCTGGAAGGTGTCCTTCAAGGTGAAGATCTCGTCCGCAGTGGCGAACGTGAGTGTCTTGAAGTCCACGGAGCCGCCCGAAGGGACGGCGAGCAGCTTGATGGACGCGCACCCTCTGTGCAGGTCCTCCAGCATTGCGTGTGTAAGTGTTGCTGCCATATCCTAAATGACTTTTATTGTTGTCTTTATGCTTACTATCCTGCAATTGAAACCAAAGTCGTCCTCGGTGTCCCCGATGACGTTCGGATGATTGTCGAACTCGTAGCGTCCGGTGTAGGACGGAAGCCCCTCCATGAGGGTCTTGTACATCACCGAGAGCCGCCTCCCGTTCTTGGAGCTGTTGGCGTTCTTGGCGAAAAGCTCGAACACCACGCGGCACTCGCCGTATGTACCCATGTCCTCCACGCCGCCGGAGACCCTGGCCACCACGTAGTCGGGTTTCTGCGGGGCTGATTTCGGACGTGAGGAGTACACGGCGCCGCTGACCTTCAGGTCATCCCTGACGATGCGCACCAGCGCGTCCTCCAGCTCCGTTATGTCGAAGACGTTCATCATCCAACGGGTTTGAATTTTTCGGCGAAGGTCCTCGCTGTCATGTCCACGGTGTCGTGCATCACGTCAAGCTCGTAGTCGAGCGAGAAGAAGGACGGGGGATTGATCCCTGCCATCACGACGCCGACCCATCCGGTACGCCTGACCCTTCCCTCCATCCGGAGGAGCCGGGCCGTGACATCGCCTATGGCCTCGCCCGCGGAGGTGACCTCCATCTGCACGGAGGCACCGTTGTGAACCACGAGCCACCCGTAGGTGTCACCAGACGTGAGGTGCCTCTGGTGCTTCGCGTCGTGGATGTCCAGCGCGTAGCGCACGGCATCCCTCATGACTCGTACAAGCCCCTCCCTCACCGTCCTCTCCTCGGAGGCGGCGAGACGGGCGAAAGCCGCCTCTATGACATTCTCGTTGCTCCTTGCCATCAGTTCTTGACTTCCTTGACCCAGACGTTGGTGCCGAGGTTGAACGTGGTCTGCTTGACCACCTCGCACCTGTAAACCCTCGTGTAATCCTCCATCACAAGTATGTCGCCCGGATCGAGGGGCGTGAGGAACATCGGACAGGCGAGCCGGTAGTCCGACTCCTGCACGTCCCCCGCCGCCCTCGTGTTCTCGGACGATGTCCTGTACCCGAAGGACATCTCACTGACCCACTCCGTCAGGAAGGAGCCGTCGGGATTCCTGACGGGCTCCCAGTCGGACATCACGCAGGCCTCCAGAAGCACGGGCTCGTAGACCGGATCCCCCCTGTCATCGACTCCGGGATCTCCGTTCTCGTCCAGCCTCGCCCTGAACGCCTTGAATGTGAATGGGAAACGTGGGTTGTACATCTGGTGTATCGGTTTCTAATACAGGTCTCTCATAGTGAATCCTCCGGCGGTGGCCTCCTCGGCCTTGTCAGACTCCCACTTGGCGTAGAGCCTCTGGGCCATCTGGCGCAACCCCGCCCGGTCGACGACATTCTTCGCCGCCTTCTGGTGCTGCCACCCGCCGTCGGACACATACTCCCCGGTCGAGGACGACGAGGAGGACGCGAGCCACATATAGAGGTCGGCGAGGCAGAGGTCCCGCTCCCTCTGGCCGACCTCCGGCACTGGAGCGCCGGAGGCCACGCCGTTGTTGAACAGGATCGCCCTCACGGTGCCGTCGGGGACGTTGTAGTCAACCATCCCCGGAAGCCACTGGTCTATCGTGTAGTCCGCCATGCCTCCCCTCCGTCAGTTAGGCCGAGTAAGGATGGAAGTAGTAGAAGTGCTGAGGCACCGAAGGCACGACAAGCGATGTCATCTCGGTGTTGAAGCTCTGGCACTTCTTCACGTAGTCGGCGCCCACGGTGAGCAGGAGCCTTCCCCCGTAGTAGGTCGCGTAGTCGCCGCCGCCGATGGCGATAGGCTCCACGGTCTTCACGGTGCCTATGGTTCCGTCAGGCACGAGCACGAGGACGTTGCCCTCGAACGCGCGGAACGACTTCCTTGAGAGCGTCTTCGAGTCGTTGTCCCACTTCTCCACGGCCACGATCGAGTCGATGACCTTGACGGGCACGCCCACGATCCTCTCGAAGACGGCCTTCTTCACGTCGTCCCCCTGCACGGAGGCCGATGAGGCCTGCACGCCCGCGTCCGCGGTAGGGAAAAGGTTCGCCCCGATGGCGGCGAGCACCTTCGAGTGACCGAGGACGACATCAAAGAAGTCGCTGTCCACCTCGATGTGCATCGACACGCCTGTCTTCCTCTTGGCGGCCTTGATCCAGTCCTTGAGGTCCTTGATCGGGTTGGCCGAGGTGCCCTCGGTGTCGTATGTGCTGTCCGTCCACCATCTCTTGGCACCCGTGAGGGTGGTGATGTTGGCTGAAGGCACGTGGGCGGCGAAGGTCTGGTTGACGATGCCGTTAGGGTTGTTGGTGTCGGTCAGCTCGAACTTGCCCCTCGACACGACCTGATGCCTCTGGTAGGTCAGCGAGTTGGTGTGCCCCCCGATGAGGGTGTCGATGGTGACGAATAGGTTGTTCCGGGCGGCGTCAACGACCCTGCTGGAAGTGGCCCCGAACCGCTGCTCAAGGATGTACTGCTTGCGCAGCTTGTCCTCGTTGAAGTACTCGACCATCTTCATTCTCGGGATCTTGCCCGTGGTGAGCTGCACAGGCTCCCTGCTCACAGGCTTGGCCGGTGAGTCGAGGTCCACGTAGGTCGCCATCACGTTCAGGCCGACCTCGCCCTGAAGCTGCTCGTAGGTGAAGTCGAGCTGCATGTCCGGGTCAAGCTCGAAGCCGTCCAGCTGGAGGCTGTTGTACTTGTTGGGCATCACCTCGTCGATGTAGCCCTGGAGCCTCGCCGGGTCGCTGCCTCCCAGAGCCCTGGAAAGCAGGTCGTAAAATTCCAAAGTGTATGTCTCCATATCTCTTTCTGTTTTTTTAGGGTTTAGCCGTTCACCTGGATCACGCCCGGCACTGCGGCCTTCATCGCGGCGGCGATGTCAGCGGACGGCGTGCGGTCGATCAGGATTCCCTCGGCGTGTGACATCACCGCGGCTCCGGACGCGCCCGCGCCCTCGTCATCCGCGTCGATGTCTCCGAGGTAGATGTCGTTGTACAGGTAGGCGTTCGGGGTCACGTTGGCCTCCGCGCTGATGATGACCTTGCTGCCGGCCTTGGCCGAGGCCACGGTGGCGGTGAGGTCAAGCTGCGACGGCGTGGCCGCGTTGGCCGAGGCGTCCGTAACCTTCACCCCGTCGCCCGCCGGGAAAGTGTCCCCAACGAGCCTGACGTACATGTCCTTGCCCGGTGTGAATCCCGGATGCTCGGACGGGTCGATGGTCAGCACACCGGAGGCGTAAGCCTTGACGGTGTAGACCAGCGCCGGCGTGATCACCCTGTCCTTTAGCTGGATGGGCGTGCCGGCCGGAAGGAGAAGTCCCGCCTTGACGTATGCCTTGGCGAGAGAGCCTCCCACAGGATAAGGGGTCACTGTTCCGAGCCAGACCGGTATGTGCCGTCCGCCGAAACCTTCCCTCTTCTGCCCGAAGGCGTTGAATGAGCTCTGCTTCATTTCTCTAATCGGTTTTGGTTGAACTTTACTTCTGCTGCGGGAGCTTGCCCTCGGACCTCAGCCTCTCGACCTCGCCTGAGAAGTCGCCCCTCTTGTAGCCCTCCGGCTGGCGGCTGCCGCTCCTCGGAGCCGGGCCGTCCCCGTAGAACCTCTTGTAGGCCTCGTCGTAGGAGGCCACGCACCTGTCAACAAGCGTGTCGGCTGTGTCGGTCTCCGCGATCTGGAGATCCTTCAGGATAAGGTCGAGAACCGGCTCGCAGTCCGAACCCTTGTCTTTCAGCCTCTTCCTGAGTTCCGCGGTTATCCCGCCATTGCGTTCCCTCGCCATCACCTTCGTGTAGTTCTCCTCCAGCTTGTCGAAGCGCTCCTTGAGTTCCTTGAGCGCGGCGTCATTTTTCTCGGAGCCCTCCCCAGGTTTCGGGTCGGTCTTTCCGGATCCCGCCTCCCTCAGTTCGTCAAGGCTCCTCTGGAGCTCCGTGTTCCTCGCGCGGAGACTGTCCTGATCGCCCTGTATCGCCCTGACGAGCGCGGCCACATCGTCGCCCGCAACGGCGGCTTCGATGTCCTCCTCCTTGGTGACGGTTTTTTCCAGGAACGCGGCAACCCCGTCGAAAGCCTTCTCCCCCAACCCGATGTTCTTGTACCTCGTTTTGAGGGCTGCGATGATCTTCTGTTTCATATTGACCCAAAATGATTTAACCTGCCGCAAAGGTGGGGCTCCGCCTGATATAAAGTGTGATAATTATTACACTTTATAACACGGCTGTCCGCACCTTTGCGGACGATGAGAGAGGAGACCATAGACACAGAGAAGTACCTTGACCCCGTGTTCCTGAGACACGGCCAGAGGGTGTACACCTACGACCTCGTGGAACGCATCCGGGAGGACAACCTCAGCCGCAAGAAGGACGGCAGGAGGATATTCAACATGTGCCCCCAGGCCGGCTTCCAGGAGAAGGTGCTAACCACACAGGCGGACATCAAGATAGTGGGTGGAAAGAGAGGCGGGGGGAAAATGCAGCCTTTAGATTGTAAAATCGTAACTCCCTTTGGATTAAGGCGTTTGGGTGATATTAAAATAGGAAATATCATCTCCAATCCTGTTTCGGGGGGAATGGAAAGAGTTATCCAAATATTTGAACATAAGGGTAAAGACGTGTATCGCTTGATATTCTCAGACGGGACATCAACAGAATGCGGACTTGAACATTTATGGCTGGTACACAGGACTAATTTCGTCTATAAAAGCAGACTGATAAACGGCACTGGGAAAGAAGACGCTTGGAGGGTATGGACATTTGCGCAAATAAAAGATTTTCTGGACAAGCAAAAAACTGGAGAGTTTAAAGCAAAACAAAAAAACAATTTGATTGTGCCACTATGCGAGCCGGTAAAATTCACAAAAGGCGCATCCAGAACCAAAATAGCGACAAATCCGTATTTGATAGGGGCGTTGATTGGTGACGGACATCTCGGCAAGGAGATAAGGCTAACCTCAGCGGATGAAGAGATTGTAAACGAGTTCGTGAAGCGCGGCGTTGATATGTCGCACTTTACAACAGCACCCGAAAATAAGGCAAGGGATTATAAAATCCACGATCGTACCATAAGAACCGATATTGATACATTACGCCTCCGTTATACGCTTAGCGGTGAAAAGTTCATCCCAACGAGATTTCTCTACGGCACCGTGGACGAACGATTCTCACTAATTCAGGGCCTTATGGATACCGATGGATATGTCAGTGCCGACGGGAAGTGCTACTACACTACAATAAGCAAGAGGCTGGCGGAAGATTTCAGATTTGTGATAGAATCCCTTGGCGGCACTGCAACCATAACGCAAAAGAAGGCTGGATACAAAAAAGACGGGGAATATATACAATGTAATGACGCATACGAGATATACATCCGCATACGTGACGCGCATAGGTTGTTCAGACTTTCGCGCAAGAAGGAGAGATGTCACCCTAATAACGGTGGAGCATCTGTGCCGGGCAGAAGGATAGTCGGATATGAATATGTCGGGAAAAAGGACTGTCGTTGCCTTACGGTGGATTCAAGGGATTGTCTTTATATGACAGACGATTTCATAGTCACCCACAACACCTATGTCGGCCTCTACGAGTTCCTTCCGTACATCTTCAACCCCGACGTGAACGGCTACGGATTCCGAAAGTATGAGGACGACATAGCCCGAGGCATCTGGAAGTCCTCGAAGCAGGTTTACCGATGGCTCGGAAGCCCCGCAGACACCAGCTTCGAGTGGAAGTTCCTGAACGGGCGCGGGGCCACGATGAAGATGGAGCACCTCCAGGACCCGAAGAAGATAGCCGACCGGTTCAGGGGCGTGGAGATGGCGTTCGTGCTGATAGAGGAGCTGGCCGAGCACACAAGGGACGACCTTGACGTTATATTCGACCTTCTCGCCTCGAACCGAACCACGTCCGGCGTCAGGCCCAAGTTCATCTGCACCTGCAACCCGGTCGGCAAGTCCAACAAGCTAAGGCTTCTCCTCGACTGGTGGATAGACCCCGACACCAACAGGGCGATTCCGGAGAGGGACGGGAAGGTCAGGTACTTCTACCGCTACGGCAAGGACGTGAGCGAGATGGTCTGGGGCGACACCCCAGAGGAGGTCTACAACAACGCCACCGTCCACTCCAAGATAGACAATCTCTGCATAAGCACCGGCTCGTCCTACAAGGACTTCATCACCTCCATCACGTTCATCAACGGAGAGTTCAAGGACAACAAGATACTCCAGATAAGCGACCCGAAGTATATGTCCCGAATATCCGCCAAAGGAGGCGAGGGAGTGGTCAACGACATCGAGGGCATCTGGCAGGACATGGACTCGGGCACCTCGATGCTGTCAGCCGAGGACATGTCCCTCCTCTTCGACAACACCGAGCGCAGGGACGGATTCATGCGCGCCTCCGCCGACGTGGCGCTCACGGGCGACTTCTTCGTCATCTTCGCGTTCGACGGCCACCACATCGCCGACATGGAGGCGTGGAGGGGCGTGCCCACGGACGCGGTGGAGACGTTCGTCAGCAAGTTCCTCGAAAGGAACGGCGTCAGGCAGGAGAACTTCACCTACGACTCCAACGGACTCGGCCTGTGGCTCAAGGACGCGTTCCCCGCAGCCGTGCCGTTCAACAACAAGTCCCAGTCGAGCAACTCCCTCCTGTGGAACAACCTCAAGAGCGAGTGCGCCGAGAAGTTCGTCAAGGACGTGAAGTCGGGGCTCTTCTCGATAGACTCCCGCATACTTCAAAGACGGTTCACGGACTCGAAGGGCAGGTCGTTCACGGTCGCGGACAGGCTCGTGGAGGAGAGGCGCGCCATAAGGCGCAAAGACAGCGACGGAGGGCGCTTCGAGATAATATCCAAGCCCCAGATGAAGGCGGAGATAGGACACTCCCCGGACTTCATCGAGGCGCTGTTCATGGTCGAGCACCTGTACGCCATCAAGAGGAGGTGCGTGCGCACGGGGTTCGAGAACTGGTAGTCAAACCTAACAATCAAAGAATATGAAGATTCCGAGAATAGAAACGATGAGGCCGGAGGATATCCTCGTCAAGGAGGCTTTCAAGAGGACGCTCCCTTCGGACAGGCTCACGCCCGGAGGCGGCACCTACCGCACGGGGAACGGCGGCGCAATCGACTCGCCGTCTACCGACTCGCTCAGGTTCGAGCTGCTCACGCAGTCCGACTTCCTCAGGGAGTACGACGTGAACTCCCACAGGATAAACTCCATGAAGTACTACCCGAACCCGTTCTCCAAGGACGAGAGCGGGCGGTACAGGCAGAAGATCAAGACGAGGATAGCGATAGCCTTCCAGGAGCGCATCTTCACCAAGAGGCTCACCACGCTCATAGGCAACAGCGTGAACTTCCGCATCGCCAACTCCGAGGCCTCCCCGTCCGACCAGAGGACGCTGGCCGCCTTCCGCGAGGGATGGCAGATGAGGAATATGGAGAACGCCCTCTACGAGGCCATAGCCGCGGACGGCAAGACGGGGGACTGCGCCCTCGCCTTCTGGCTGAGCGGAGGCAGGATGGGCTGGAGGTCGTTCTCGTTCGAGAAGGGCGACACGCTCTATCCGCACTACGACCCGCTGACAGGGCGGCTCGCCCTCTTCGGGAGGAGGTACAGGGCGCAGGGTGATGGCGGTGTCGGTATGACCGAGTACCTCGACGTGTGGGACGACACCCGATACTGCCGCTACCGGATCCACGCGGACGGGAGGAAGGCCGCCTCGTGGATCATCGACCAGGAGCCGATACCGCACAACTACGGGCGCGTCCCGATAGCCTACGACCGCTACGGGGCCCCGTTCTGGGCGAACTCCCAGAGCCTCATAGAGGCCTACGAGACCGCCATAAGCCAGCTCGCGGAGAACAACGCAGCCTACGCCCTCCGCATCCTCTACTCGTTCGGAGAGTCGATGAATATGCAGGCCACGCTCGACGGAACCCCGACAAGGATAGACTCCCCGAGCGCGGACGCCAAAATCGGCTATCTGGAGCCGGCTGACGCGTCAAGCTCGTTCACCCTCCAGCTCACCGCTCTGGAGAAGAACATAATGAAGTCCTCGTTCGCGGTGGAGACACCGGAGATAAAGTCCGGCTCCGATATGTCCTCCCTCACCGTCAAGATGCTCTTCGCGGACTCCTACCAGAAGGCGTTACTGGACGCGCAGCACTTCCAGCCGTTCCTCGACGACGTGGTGGAGCTCTTCCAGCACGGCTACGGCGTGGACTCGGGCAGGGTCAGCGAGTTCTCGGCGTTCAGGGTGAAGGCCGAGATATTCCCGTACATCTTCATGTCGGAAACAGAGCAGGTCAGCAACATCCTCCAGCTGAGGTCAGCGGGCGCGCTGTCAAGGCAGACCGCCTCCGAGCTCGGCTATGAGCTGGGCTTCGGCGTGAACTCGGAGTACCAGAGGGTACTCAACGAGGAGCATGACGCGCTCACGGGCGCCGCTTCCGTGTCCGGCAACACTGTCAACGACTTCCGCAACAGACAGGCAGAATGACAAGGGAGAGTTCGGCGAAAGAGATGGAGAAGGTCCGGGGAGACGTCGAGCGGCGCGTCTGGGACGCTTCCAAGGCCATACTCGCCCTCGCCGAGGCTTACAGATACCTCGGAAAAACGTTCACGTTCTCGTTCAACGACGACCTCGACACGCAGGTCAACAGGATCCTCCTCGAACTGTCAGACGACCTTATGGCCGACAACAACGCGAGGGTGATGCAGACCGTATCCGACGCGGAGTCCGACCTCGGCGAGGTGGAGGAATACGTGGACAGGGAGCAGGGAGGCAGGGACAGGACGGAGCGCTACGACTGGTGGTGCTCGCGGCTGAAAGACTCACTGGAGTTGTGGGCTAAGGCCGGCTTCGCGTGCGGCCTCGCAGCCACCGCCATACTCTCCCAGATGAGGGCGCACTCGGCCAACCCGTCAGGGTCCGGTCTCTGGAGCCGTTCCGGAGTCCAGCCGCCGCAAGGGTTCGGACAGGGATATTCAGCCGACATCATAGGCGGACTCACGCTCACGGGGCAGAACTCCGTCAACGAGGCGTTCCAGTACGCCGCGCTGCTTGAGCTGAGGGGGATGGGCGACGTCACGGGCTACAGGGTCGTGCGCGGCTCGTCCTTCGACTGCGGGCACTGCGACGACCTCTGCGTAGGGGTCCATCCCCTCACCGAGATATGCCTCCCGGCTCATCCGAGGTGTATGTGCCGCATCGTCCCCGTGAGAAAGGGCGAGGGATAGAAATCAAGTCCTCTGGCGCACAGATGCAAGGCAATGCGAACAAGTGCCCCTCCGAAAGGAGAAACCCCGCCACAGCCCAAGGAAACAGCCAATGGCGGCAAAAGAAAAAAGCCCCGTCCGCGCGTCACCGCGAAGACGGGGCTCAAACGTACTTATGAGTTTATAATAGATGGAATGAAAAGAACCTTCCTACCAGTCAACGGAGACCGTCCAGAAGAGCCACCCGAACGCCACGCAGCGGCCGGGAAACAGTATGTCTATGTAGGGGAGGAGGCTCACCGTCCCCGGCATCCTGCCAAGACTCACCCTCATAGCCCTCCCTCCGTTTTCTCCGCCGCCTTGGCGAACTCCCCGCGGGCCGCCTCGTCAAGCATCGCCTCCGCGAGCTCCTTGTCCTGATCCGCGTCCTTCATTACGCCGTACATCTCCGGATGCCTCTCCGCGCACTCCTTGCAGAGCCTGTTGACACCGCTCAGGAACTCCATGTCAGGTACGACACTCAGGAAGTTCCACGTCACGGCTATGATGCCCCTCAGGCCTTCCTGATTCTCTTTGGCCATATACTCCAGCATCATCCCCTTCGGGAGCGACTTCGACACGGAGAAGAACACGCTCCCCGCCATGTCCCTCACCTGCATCATGCCGCCCTTGTCCGCGAGGACGAAATTGCCTACCCTCGTCTCCCCGGCCTGGAGCCGGATCTTGCCTCTACTTATCTTCATCGCTATCGTTTTTGTAAAGAATATACACAACCTCGGCGCCCCTCAGCCTGCACACCCCGAGCGAGGCCATCTCCCTCGTGATGTCCGTCTTGGTCACCGCGCCCCTCAGCTCGCTGTATATGTGGCTCTGCGCCACCCTCAGCGGATGCTGCCCCGAGTGCCTCGGCTCCGGATAGAGGCCGTTCCTCTCCAGCCACCTGCTCACCGGACTGGCAGCGGCACGCGCCTTGCGCTTTATTACCTCGAGGTCCTTGTCCATAATATCGCACGGGGTGAACGCGCCGCCGTTCGCAGAGAGCCGCCTCGCGCCCTCGTGGATCCACCGGAACACCCCCGGAAGCTCGTTCGCGGCTATCCTCGCCGCAAGCTCCCTGTCCTGCCTGTCCGGCGGTATCGTCACCCCGAAGCGGAACACCAGCAGCCTCCGGAAGAACGCGTCCGTCACGTCCCTGAAGGCCGGCATCTCGTTCAGCGCGAACACCAGCGGGGGACACTTGACGACCACGTTGCCCTCGTACAATTTCCACCCCTGCACCTCCTGCGAGGAGGCGAGAGCCTTCAGCGCGGAGTCGAAGGACGCGCCCTTGCGCACGTCGGGGGCGAAGTTCACCACCTTACCCCTCAGCGTCACCGCCTGCTTCGGGTCCGCCAGCTGGTCCGGGGAGAGGAAGCCCACCTTGTCGAGCCCCATCACCGCCTTCACCACGTCAAACACCACGCTCTTCCCGTTGGCCCCGCCACCCACGAATATCGCCATCTTCTCCACGCTCACCGACCGCCTGTCTATCAGGCACAGCCCGAAGAACTCCTGCAAACACGCCCGCTCAGCCTCATCCGGAACCACCTCCGAGAGGAACGCCTCCCACTCCGGGGCCTCCGGCCTCCCCTCCCCGTAGGCGTAACCCATCCGCCACGTCACAGGCAGGGACGGGGAGTGCGGCGACCTCCTCCCCGTCCGCAGGTTCAGCACGCAGTCGTCGAAACGCACCAGCATCGGGTCCGACTCCACGGACATGTCCCACAGCACCGACAGCGGAAGGTCCGCCATCCTCCTGACATCCGAGGCCCCGACACCCAGCGAGTACAGGACATTGGCCAGCGTCATCATCAGCGCGTCCCTGCGTATCGGGGCGTAGCACCCGTCCTCGTAGTGCGACAGCTCCCCGTCCACATACCTCAGGCCGGAGTCGGACACGCACCCGCGCACCTCCGCGCACAGCGCGTCCACCCTCTGAGAGGCGGACTGCACGTGGCCAAGCGTGTCGAAGGCGGCCTTCCTCCTCCCAAGAAGGGAAGATAGCTCAGCCCTCAGCGCAGGGCACACCGGCGACACCTTACTCCCCATCACACACCTCCTCCCCCGATGTCTCCACGTACCACACGAACCTCCTGTCCGCCCGGTCGAACGCCGAGCACTTCACGCAGTCGCAGTTCCTGTACCTGCGGGAGAAGTCGCAGCCCGAGCAGCAGTCGCGGTGGTCAACACCATCCGGAACCGCCACGCACACGTACTCCACACCGCACACGGTCACCCGCTCCCCGACACCGCACTCCACACTCGGATACCTCCGCTTCGGGGACGGGGAGGAACCGAGCGAACGGGCCGCGGACAGCACGTCCGACACACCACGCAGCTCCTCCTCCGTGAAGGAGTCCCTCTCAGGGTGCAGCCTCGACAATATCCTATGCTCGATACTCATACTCCGCAAATATCCTTTTTTTTTCGCAATAACGGTCACGTTTCGATTATTTCCTTCACTCAAAGAAACCAAGTCAATATGAACAGACA